TGTGGGAGTTGTCGAAGGCGGAAGTTTCTTACATGATCAAGCACCAACTGCTCAGTTTGCTCGAGAATGTAGCAGTGCAATCAAAAGACATTTTAAGGTTGAACTATGAAAATTTATCTCAGCGGATATCGAGATCACTGGATCTCACCCTACACCATGCTGGACTATGTGTTTTTCTGGACTGACTGGTCCAAGTGCTCTCGTTGGACTGTGGAACAAAGTCTTGAAGATCATCGCCGAGAAAAATCTCTGTATGTGGAACGTCCCGACTGGTGTGAAAAGTGGGCTGACCGTCTTGCGCCCGTCAGCCGTGGCATCATGTGGGTGCTGGATCGAGTGCATCCTGCCATTAACTACATTAAGATTGACCGCTATGATACCTGGAGCATGGACCATACCTTGAGTCCCATTATCCTGCCCATGCTGAAACAACTGAAAGAAACCAAACACGGTAGTCCATTTGTGGATGATGAGGATGTTCCCGAGCACCTGCGTAGCACAGCCGCACCGCCCAAAGAAAACGAATGGGATACAGATGCCAATCACTTTCTTCGTTGGGACTGGGCCATGGATGAAATGATCTTTGCGTTTGAGTGCAAGGTAGATGATTCATGGCAAGATGCTTTCTGTTCAGGCGAACATGATATACTATGGGTGCCAGTGGATCGGGAAGGCAACGAAGTGCCCAAGGGCGAGCACAAGTACTATCAACTGGGCAAAGGTCCCAACGATACCTATCAATGCGATTACGAAGGTATGAAAGTGGTAGAAGCTCGTATTCAAAATGGCTTCCGCTTGTTTGGCAAATACTACCAGGGTCTCTGGGACTGATATGGGTAACTCAGCATTTAAAAACATGACTGAAGCCTTGCTGGCCAATCCTGCTGTGCGTATAGATCATCAACACAGCATCACGGAGGAATCTTACGAGGCTTGGCGTCGAGAGTTCACATTTGAAGGCATTCGAGGTGCCAGATATGGACAGAGTTTTTGCAATCATTTCAACATAACAGACTATGTGCTGTTTTACAAAATAGATTGGGCCAGTGCTGACCAACATATAAGGACCGTGTATCTTGAGAAGCCCTGACCACACACATGGTATGATTTTGAATTGGCTGTATCATGACCATGAAATGCAACGTTGGAATCACATGCTGGCCAACATAGTACAAGTGTTTGGCTTGCCCGGTGATAGATACGTCACAGAAGTTTCTTCGGAAGAAATGACCTTTTGGTTTCGTGACCACCGTGATGCACTGCTATTCCGACTGTGCCATGGCCACAGCACTCAAACCAGATCTCATGCCCTTGTCTGATTTTTTGTTAGAGCAGGTTCGAGATCGCGATAGTTTTCGACATGCAAAAGAAATTTCTAAGCCGGCCGGAACATTGGAACTGGTATTGGACTGGTGCAAAAGCGAATTGATTGGCGAATGGCGCTGGCAATTGGTTGACAGCAGCACCACCGATCGGCCCGGGCGCTATTGTTTTTTCTTTGACAGCGAGCGCGATTACTTGGCATTCATTATGAAATGGACCTGACTGTATGACCAATCAATTTCGAGCAAAATTTACCAACGCACAAGGCCAAATTTTCAAAGTGAACAAGGTGATGCAAACTCCATTTGGGCTCACAGTTTATTACGTGGAACAGCACACTGACCAACAGTATTCGTGCCTGATCGAGTCATTTAGTCAGCAATTTTGGGAAATCCAAGATAAACAAACTGGTTGACAACAATATCTATTTGTGCTACACTGTCTGCACTTGCTAGGAGAACGTCGGCACATGGTGTGCCATTGTTCAATCAGTGGTAGGAGCATGGTGCTCCGTTCTTAACCCCAAGGAGGTCCAATATGGCCGCAAAGCGCCTTGTACGTAAATTCACAGAAGTGGTTGCTGAAGTTGAACGACAGCTCAAAGCACACTACAACGTAACTCAAAAAGAACTTGATGCCTGGCGAGCCCGTGCCCAAGCAAAGTACATTGTAGACAAATTCCCTCACAGTACCATGGTTGCCATTGAAGACCTTTGGATTGACTATGAGGTACAACGTGATGTGATCCACAAACACGTGATCAATATTATGAAAAAGTGGGACGCACGTATCTGTAGCCCGGGCAGTGCTTGTCGTATTAAAGGATCCAATATATATTTGTATGATGCCCAGCACCGCACCTTGGCTGCGGCCTTGTTAGGGTTTACAGAAATTCCCTGTGCAGTGGTCGAAACAGATGACCCCAACTTTGCCAGCTACGCATTTGAAATGCTCAACGACACTGGTGTCAAACGTCTAACACCCGGAGACCTGCACCGTAACGCCTTGGTTCGTTATAAGAATGGTAGTAAAGATGTCAAGAATGTTCGTGCTAAAACCTTGCAAGATCAATTTGATAACTTAGGTATTGATCTGCAAGACAAAGGCTCACGTGCCAGCGACAATCTACGTGGCGACAATGACTATTTCTTTAGTCACTTCAAGTATGCCTACAAAGGTATCGAAGTCGATGACAGCGGCAAGATCCTCCACAATATACTTGAAGCAATACGTGATACTTTCCCTGTGCAAGAAGAAATTGATCAAGGTTGTTTTATTGGCTTATATGAATTGCATCGCATCTCTAGCACCAACCCTGCAGACCGGTTACCCAAAGGTTGGATGAAAACTGTGCTGGAAAGCATTAAACCCACATTCAAGTCCAGTGCATTGATACATGCCAAAGCCAAAGTACAGTTTGAACATCAATTCCCTGGTGGCGCATGGAATGCGCCCAGTGCCATGGCCAACTTCTTGCGTGAGTTACACATACGCAACAGTGGCAAATTAAACTTGCCCTATCATGGAGAAGGTGCTAAAATGGGCATTGAAGCTGGCAATCCTGCCCCTGGCCTGTTCCCCGAGGAGAAATAATATGTCGTTGCATGAAAAATATATATTTCTTGAACAAAACTTAAAACGTGCCCGATATCGAGAAAATGCGCAGACCATCACAGTCGATTTGCATTATCTTGTGACAGTGGGAGAAATGCAAAATTGGAAATGTGCATTGACTGGATGGGACCTTGAGTTTGTACGCGGTGGAACTTATTGGGGCGGAAAATGGTGCAATCCAATGAGCTGTACTATAGATCGAATCAACAACGAAAAAGGTTACGTGGTTGGCAATGTGCAATTGGTAACTTGGTTTGCCAACAAAACAAAAGGTCATTTGAATGACCGGGATTTTGTGGAAATGTGTAAATCGGTAGCAAAACATCATGCTTAAAGAATCACTTGAACAATTCACTGCGCCGGTGTATGGCAAAACCCGACGCACCACAGAAACTTATCAAACTGTGGCCAGTTACTGTACCGGCAACTTGACTCGTCTTGTTGCAGAATACAATGCAGTGCAAAATGATCAACAACTGTTGCGTGAAATACGCAATGACATTGACTACTACCTGCGTAGATATCACGAGTACTGTATCAAACAACGTGATGGCATGCTGGCACACTATCACGAAATTGACGCAGATGAGGAATGTGACTTTGAGCATTTGATTCCGGCCGCAAGAATCCGAGACCTGTTGTTGTCCAGCACTATTAGTGTTGAACAAGCCTTGAACGCACCCACAGTGCGTTTGAGCCGTGCCAAACACACAATGCTGAAAGAAACAGGATGGGACGCCAAGACTCCCAACATGTGGTTGCCATTCTTGCGCTACACGCAGGTGTTTGCGGCCCAGTTTGAAACACATGATGGCACTGCAATTGACACAGCCACCTGGACACTGGAACAACATTTCAATTACTTTCGACATTTGGTGATCCAATGAGCGACTATCTAGAAACTATTCGTAAAAAGTACGACATCCACGACTACAAAGAGCCGGCCATCAACATCCCAACTTTGCCGCAAGATGGCATAGTGTTGATTGTGGGCACGTCAGGATCGGGCAAAAGCACGATACTGCGCAGTCTTGGTCAACTGCAACAACCGCGAATTGATCAGGATCAGGCAGTGATTGCAAATTTCAGCACAGCCCAACAGGGCGAAGAACTGCTGTTGGCCTGTGGCCTGCGCACAATTCCGGCCTGGTTTCGTCCGGCTCGCACTCTCAGCAATGGCGAATATCATAGATTTGAAATGGCCGTGAGTCTGGATCAGGGCGTCTCGGTCATTGACGAATTCACATCCGTGGTGGATAGAGACACTGCCAAAAGCCTGGCCTACAGTGTGCGCCGGTACTACGATCGTCAGACCGATCCTGGTGCCTTGTACATTGCCAGCTGTCACAGAGACATAGTAGACTGGTTGAATCCTGACTACACATATGACACGGATCTCTGTGTCTTAGAAGACCGGAGGTCACTTCTTCGAATGGGGCGACCAAAAATCACACTTGACATCCGAAGCACAACTCCGGACCATTGGCGATATTTCTCAAAGTATCATTATCTAGACACACAAATGAGCAGGTCGGTGCATTGCTATGTGGGACTAATAGGCCACAAACCAGTGGCGTTTCATGCCGCAATACACAGCACCAACCGAGACATACACAGTTACTGGCGTGGTCACCGAACAGTGGTGTTGCCGGAATTTCAAGGCCTGGGCATTGGCACAGCGTTCAGTGATGCCATTGCTGAAATCTACGTGAGTCGGGGCCTGAGATACTTCAGCAAGACTGCACATCCCAGTTTTGGAGAACACCGACAACGCAGTGCCTTGTGGCGGGCTACCAGTACCAATCTAAAAAGTCGCACCGGCAGTTATCTGTTGAAAGATGGCACTGCTAGAAAAATGCCCGGCTACGGCGGCACTACCACGGCTAGAGATGCAGGCCGTGTGTGCTACAGTCACGAATACATTGGACACAAACCCACCTAGCGTCATTGATTTTTTCAATAACAGTCATAGAAATAATTATTGAAAAAATCAATGAAAACAGTTGATTTCTATGATATATACTATTACAATAACACATCAGTACAAACACTGATCCTCTATTAAACTTTGAAAGGAAAACACATGAAAACAGTAGGTAACAAGATCGAAAAATTTGCCGTAACCGGCGTCAATCCTGGTCGAGATGATTTCTTTACTATCACCGATGAGAGCTTTGCCGGCAAGTGGAAAGTGATTGCTTTCTATCCCAAGGACTTTACATTTGTTTGCCCCACAGAGATCGTGGCCTATGACAAGCTGTTCCAAGACTTTGAGGACCGCGACGCAGTGTTGCTCACAGGTTCAACAGACAACGAGTTCTGCAAGTTGGCCTGGCAACGTAGCCACGAAGACTTGGGCAAGATCCGTCATATTCAGTTTGCCGACACCCAGCGTGGCGAATTGAGCTTGGCAGAACAGTTGGGTGTGTTCTTTGCACCAGCCGGTGCCGCACTTCGCGCCACATTCATTGTTGATCCTGACAACGTTATTCAACACGTAACAGTTAATAATTTGGATGTGGGTCGTAGCCCAGAAGAAACCTTGCGAGTTCTTGACGCATTGCAAACTGGTGAACTGTGTGCTTGCAACCGCACTGTGGGCGGAGAGACACTGTAAAGGGATATCATGTTAGATTGTTTGATCTTAGGCGATAGTCTGGCAGTAGGAATAGGCTAAGTTCGTAAAGAATGTGTTACCTATGCCAAATCGGGCATCAACAGTTATGACTTTGTAAATCGTCATGTATCAAATGGTGATGTCAACAATCAGGCCAAAACAATTATTATCAGTCTAGGATCAAACGATTTTAAAAACATCAATACCTTTGAGGAACTTGACACGCTTAGACAGTTGGTCAAAGCAGATCGAGTTTATTGGATATTGCCAAACATCAAAGAAACAAAACGTCGGGCCGTTTGGGATGTAGCAAACAAATACAACGATTGGGTAATTGATGCCAGAGGCTCTGAACGTGGTCTCGACACTGTTCATCCTACTTATAACGGTTATAAAGATATAGCGGAGAAGACAAAATGAGTTTTATTGAATCAGTTAAAACAGCGTTACCAGACTATGCCAAGGACACCAAGTTAAATCTTGATGCTGTTCTACTGCGTAGTACCTTGGACGCCGATGTGGCCATGGGATGTGCTGTGGCCGCACTGGCTGCAACTGGTAACGGTAAAATCCTATCAGTAATTTTAGCAGATGCTCCAGTACATGCAGAGTCAGCCATGACAGCGGCTAGTATTATGGCACAGAACAATGTATGGTATCCCTATGTGGAAATGGCTGATGATGAAAGTCTAAAAGGATTACCAGCAGGTTTACGCATGAATGCTATTGCGTCACATGGCGGAACTAGCAAGGCCAACTTTGAAGCATTCAGTCTTGCAGCCAGCATTGTGGGCAAGTGTCACTTCTGTGTAAAAGCACACTATGACACACTCAAGCAAGAAGGCTACACCGTGGAACAACTGCGTGACATTGGGCGTATTGCCGCTGTGATGACATCAGTGGCCCGGGTGTTAAATAGTTAAATACTTGCGAGGAGGGCAAGATCATGAAAGTTAAAAAATTGATCATGAAATTGAATCGAGCCGAAGTCGAACACAATTTTAAAAAAGTTCAAGAACTTTGGTTTAAACTGTTGAAGAAAAGTTTTAAACACAAGCATACCGAAGCAGTCAAATAACACACGGTCGTAACAAAACTGTAATGGTCTTCTGCGTAAATATTACATGCAGAAGACCTATCGCAGTATATTCATCAGTGATGTGCATCTTGGTACTAGAGATTGTCAAGCAGATCGCCTCAACAACTTCCTCAAACACAACACCTGCGAAACTCTATATCTCGTAGGAGACATCATTGATGCTTGGAAAATTAAACAAAACAAATGGCGATGGAAACAAAGTCACACCAATGTCATTCGCCGCGTTCTGGGTCATAGCAAGCGTGGTACTAGGGTTGTATATGTGGCTGGTAATCATGACGAGTTTCTAAGACCTTTCATGCATTATGGCATTGGATTTGGCATAATTGAATTGGTAAATCAAACAGAGCACATAGGTGCAGATGGTCGACACTATCTTGTGGTGCATGGCGATTTATTTGACGGCATTACCAGACTGGCTCCGTGGTTGGCCATGTTGGGAGACAAAGCATATGATTTCATTCTTGGACTCAATACCCGCATTAATTGGATTCGTCACCATTTTGGTTTTGGGTACTTTAGCCTTAGCCTGTTCCTTAAACACCGGGTCAAAAAAGCAGTAGACTTTATATTTCACTTTGAACACAACCTTGCTGCATATTGTAAGAAACGTGGATTTGATGGTGTGATCTGCGGACACATACATCACGCAGAAATCAAACTCATAGATGGTGTGACATATATGAATGACGGGGACTGGGTAGAGTCATGTACAGCCTTGGTAGAACATCATGATGGCACATGGGAAATTGTAACATGGACACAGGAGAGCGACAATGTGGTTGATGATATTGATAGCAGTACACACAACGAACCCGCAAGATCAACCCGGAAGAATAGAATTGATTTTTCCAACGCAAAACAGTTGTGAACAAGTGCTGGCGACTATGCGATATGATTTAAAATTCAAAACATTCAAGGTAACAGGCGAATGCAAAAAACAATATTGATCATTACAGACAACTTACCGGAGCAAATAAATGGTGTGGTCACAACATACAAGAACATTGAGGCACTGGCGGTTTTGGACGGCTATCGTGTTGTATACCTTACTCCCCTGGAGTTCTTACATGTTAGTAGCCCAGGCTACCGTGAAATTAAAATTTCGATTCCCTGGAAGATTGGGAAGAAGATTAGGGCTGTGGCTCCGGATTATATACACATCGCCACCGAAGGTCCTCTTGGTCTGTACGCTAGATTTTATCTTGACCAGCGGAATCGTCGGTATAATACTGCTTACCATACTAAGTTTCCTGAAGGCTTAAAAAAGATAGCCGGCATACCCGAATCATGGACTTGGCGTTATGTGCGTTGGTTCCACAAACATTCAGGCAAAGTATTGACCACCACAGACTCAATGGTCACAGAGTTACACGAACACGGCTTTGATGGTGATATTATATCCTGGACCCGTGGGGTTGATCGTACGGTATTTCATCCAGGATATAGAACTGACACAGTGGTCAATGGCCCTATCTTGTTGTATGTGGGCCGTGTGAGCCGAGAAAAGAATCTAGATGATTTTTGCAATTTGCAATTCACCGGTGCTAACAAAATCATTGTGGGTGATGGCCCATACCGAGCAGAACTAGAACAACGTTATCCTGATATAAACTTTGTTGGTTACAAGACCGGTGCCGATCTAGCACGATATTATGCCATGGCAGATGTATTTGTATTTCCCAGTAAGTGGGAAACATTTGGCCTTGTGATGATTGAAGCCATGGCCTGCGGCACACCAGTTGCAGCATATCCGGTGCAGGGTCCTGTAGATGTGATTGACGAAGGCATCACTGGTTGTATGAATGATGACTTGAAACAAGCGGTGACAGATTGTTTGTTCTTGTCAAGACAACAAGTTTGGTCAGGTAGTCATCGTTGGAGTTGGGAGCGTGCCTGGCATATATTCCGAGACAATCTCACTCCCAACGGCAAGTGGACTGATGAGGATGGTTATTCGTAATCTTGGCGCAGGTCAGGATCAATCAATTGACCCTGCATCAAGTAAATGGGACTCTTGCGATAAATCCACACATCGTGGAATGGGTCTGTTACAATTTTGAGACACCAAACCAATGCAACTCGTCTGCTTTGCAATGCAGTGAGTTGAATCATTCTAAACACAACACCGGCTGCACCCAACCATAACCAACCCATGCCCACACGATTCACAAAGGTCATTGGATCATTATCGGGTATCAACACATTCATCAGCTCAGCATCAAAATAGGCCAATAATGGTACAGCTACAAAACAGGCCATCAACACACGTTTGCGTTTTAAATTGAACCCAATTTTGATTTTCTCTTTGTATTCGAATGTGGCATTGTTGTATTCATCGTAGCCGTGTGGTTCAAAGAAGAAATGACCGGCTTGACGAGTGGTCATGGCAATCAACCATGCAACATAAGCACTCACAACCGGATCAATGAATAGATATACATAGGCAATCAAAAAACTTGTGGCTGAGATCAAATGCAAAAATTGATTGATTCTGCTGTGATGATAATAACGATGGTCGTCCCAACGTTGCTCTTTAAGTGTTTGTAGAATTTCTTTCATATGTTTCCTTTGATATATTTATTTTTGGCGTCGATACAGTTGATCAACAAAATCCACCAACAGTTGATGATGCGCACGGTGATGCCAATGAGGCCGCATCCAACTGTAGCCGTCATACCAAAACTTTTCGCTTTCGGGGTGACAACCAATTAGCCCGATGCGATCCTGATAAATGGCCATGGCATCACCGTTGCTGTAGGTGGCCACAGTTTCAAATCGATCACGGTTGCCCACCAGGGCACAACCATCGTACCAGAACATGGACATGTCTTGACCCTGCCAGTTGATGGCGATGTTTTTGGCATGCGGGCGTCGGGTATCTGTGCCCGGGCGTTTCAAATATTGTACTGCATCTACTTCTTTTAGAATGTTGAGGTAGTGTGATCCTGCCCAGTATGCACCCATACAAATGCCTAGATAGCCGCCGCCTTGGCCCACGAATTCTCGTACTCGATTGGCATTGTTTTTGAACAGTTGTGTGAATGTGTCGGCATCACCTATGCCCCCGGGCACAGCAACTATGTCTACGTCTTCAAAAAACACATTTTCAACACGATTTTTTGAAAACAATTTGAAGTTGTAGTAGGGACTGAGTGCTTGCATAAGCCCATTTCCGCACTGCACTGAGCACTTGGGGTCGTATATGAATAGAGCTATGGTGGGCTTCATGCAATGCCAATCAGCTTCGCGATTGCAGTTTCATTCCGATCCAGGTGCCGCAAAAGGCCCCCAGGCCGGCCGGAATCAACAACCAACTGTTGGTGGTGTAGTTGATCACAGCCACGCAGGCAATGAGAAACACTATGGTGGCCCATAAGCTGGCTTTCATTGTGTGTTCTTCTTGCACTGATTTTAGGTAGTAGGTGTAGAAGACATCTGTAAAAAAAAACAGCAAAGAATGTCACAACAAAATCAATCATTTAATGGGCCTTTTTTGGATTGTAGACAGCTATTTAACCACTTGAAATTTTGTGGCGTAAAAACAACAAAATACCCAGTAAAATGTAGGGTTATTGTGCGGCCGAAAACGGTTGACTCGAAATTGCTTTTTTGCTATAATTTGGGTATGGAAGTTAAAAAGCCCACTCGGAAACGACGTCAAGACAGCAATCATGCTGTCTACACCATAACCAACATGATCACCGGCGAGTACTACATTGGTATTACCGTGTGTTCAGGTTCGATCAAACAAGCCCTAAAAGTACGGTTCCAAAAGCATGTGCGCCGTGCGTTGACTGAAGAAAAAACGTGGGCCTTGTGCCACAGTATTCGCGAATACGGTGCAGAAACGCATGTGGTTGATCTTGTTGAAAAAATACGTGGACGCAAGCCAGCTCACGCTCGTGAGCGCGAACTGATCAATGCTTACACACCTGCGTTGAACACGCATTGATTTTGGTTGACTGAAATTTCCCAATTTGCTATAATAATGGCATACAACGCAAAAAGGAGCCCAAAATGAAATCCATAAAAGAACAGTTTCCCGGCATCATGATCCTGGACACAGAGCCTGTCATAGTTGAAAACTTTTTCAGCGGTGAGACTGTGATGCTCACTCCCAATGAGGTTGCAGTGTACGACTATCTCAAAGGCTGTGAGCTTGTGGGTGACTTCCGAATGCTCCGTAAGGCACTGGACTGGTTTCGTGAACACAATGCTGAAGCATACATGACCCTACTGGACTGATGTAATACTAGAGTAGTACTTGACCAGAAATTCCCAATTTGTTATAATAGTGGCATGCAAAGCAAAAAGGAGCCAGCAATGAGAAAAGCATTTGAAGGACTGACAACTAAACAAATCCGTGAAGTTGGTATGTACGGTTGCACTGAAGCACAGATGCGTGAAGCAGTGGAATCCTCAAGCACTTTCAAATTCAGCGGACCTGCAATGGTTGTGGCGTCAATGATGAGTGATGCACAAGAAATGATGGCTTATGAACAGCCCGACTTTAACACCATCGAAGATCAACGTCAACTGTTGAACCGCGCCAAATTTGTTTTATTCACTTACGTCATGGATCGGGAGACTGCATAATGAGATACGGTAACATGCCTTACAAATATCGAGTGGTCACAGAAGTATCTTCTAAAGAAGATGCTGACATAGATGCAGTCGGTCGTCAAGTGTTGTTGACTACCAACAACTATCAAGCGGCGCGAAAAGAATGCATCGAGTGGGCCGCTTATGATGACATCCTTGTGCATGTTATAGATCAATTTAGCTATCCCAAATTTGCCTGTGACGGAGCCACTGAAGCTTACGATCGTTATCCTAAGATAGCGGAGGCGGTATGAGCGAGCGACTAGAACAGGCTCAAGCCAAGTATGCTGAGCTCTGTGACACTGTGGCAAAGTTACGCACACAGATGAGTGAGTTTGGTAAACTGTTTGAGCCCGAGTGTGTGGACTTTGATGATATTGACGAAATACTGTTCCACATGCTGGGTCACATTGACGACCAATTAATTGAGGAGAACCTGTAATGGCACGAGACGTAATTGGCCGTGATATCAACCCAGGCGATGCTGTCTTTTACAATGGCGGCATGTACCGGGTATCCAAAACCAAGGGCTACCGGGTGTACATGAACTACCTGGGACACCATTATCAGTTGGTCAGGGACAAGGTCAAACATGGTGACGAGTGTTGCATTGTAGAAGGTCCAGCCTTGACAGCCTGGTTGCTGACAATAGGAGTGAAAAATGGGAATGAGTGACATCAGCATTGACATCCAAAACATGTTGGACGAAGGTGAGTATCCCATGGCAATTGCCACTAACCTGGGAATTCCAGTCGCATGGGTGTATGCCGTACTCGAACAAACGGATCTTGAAATCGTCGAACAAGGCACTTGCCACTAAAGAGGTCCTTATGTCTTATACTGTTTTCAAACACAATAAAGAATACGGCCCCCGTAAAGGACTTGAAGGGCCGTTTCATTACCCTAATGGACGAGTCTTGTACTACGATGCAACCGCAGGCGAGTACTGGGATCCTCGCACTGACTTTTATGTTGACCGTGATGAGGTTGCACTGTTGCAACAATCCATTTTTGATCGGTTGGCTCGAATCGATTGTGTCTGATGTGAGAAACATGTAATACCGAAGTATTACCTTGGAGACCCTACAGATTGTAGGGTTTCTTTTGACCAATAATTGCCAAAATGCTATAATATGGACATATTGTAAACAACAAGGAGCCCATAATGAAAGCACTTCAAAAACTTATTGATCAAAAAAATCAGTGGAACGCTATCTTCAAAGGTCGTCAATATGAAATTGACACACGTGAAGGTCGTAAACAAGTGGCAGAAATGATTGATGCCGCACTGAGTCCCGAAAACCTAACCTGTGACGGCGAACTGCCACGTAGTCAGGTGCAAGCTCAATATCGTGCATTGACTGCCGCGGCCAAGGATCTTATCAAATTGGATCCCAGTGTTGCGCAGTACATGTACGAGTTTTCGGAGTAACAAAAAGTAGTACTAAAAAGTACTACTTTTGTGGTTGACCAATAATGCCCAAAATGCTATAATACGGACATACAAAGCAAAAAGGAGCCTGCAATGATAAAAGAAAAAGAACTCAACACACGACCCGCTGGCATGTATGCATGGGCAGCAGCACAAGATGCACATCGTTACAGTGACGAGTGCCGTATGCGTTACACATCTGCGCAACGTGCGCGGGCCGAGACATTTAGAGATTTGGTAGAGATGGCTTACACCAATGTTCGGGCCGAGCCTACTTATCGTAAAAAGTTCATCGTCGTCAAAGTTGAACACGGGCAAGTTCGAGATCGTCAAATGGCACGTGAGATTGATGCCATTGTTGCCGAGCGCAATTACGAAAAAACAGTAACACCTCAGGGTTTTAACTTTCGTATTACCGTGTAAAAAGGTTGACCAATAATGCCCAAAATGCTATAATACGGACATACAAAGCAAAAAGGAAAAGCAAATGATGACAAGTATTGCAACACAACTGCCCTCAGGGCTCAAAACTGAAAACGAAATTTTGGATGCTGGTTTTGCTGTGATGAAGCAAGAAAGAGGCCTAAAGGCCGCTCGTTATTATTTTTGCTACAACGAAGATTATCCAGCAGATTTAATTGGTGATTATACGAGTTTGCAACAACAGAAAGAGGTGGCTTAATATGGGAACACGCAGTCGAATTGGTGTCATGCACGGTGACAAAGTCAAAAGCATTTACTGTCACAATGACGGCTACTTGGACTACAATGGTGTGTTCTTGCAAGAAAGCTATGACTCAGCCAAGGCCAATCAGTTGGTAGCACTGGGCGACATGTCAAGCCTGCAACATGAAATTGGCGAGAAGCATGCGTTCAGCATGACATGGATAGCTCCTGGTGAGTTCCAACAAAAGCATGAGCACATGCCGCACTGGTGTACATTTTACGGTCGTGATCGTGAAGAAAAGAACACAGAGTTCAAAGTTGATCACACCTTTGCAGAGTTTTTAGAACGTGTAGACGGCTGTGGCGCTGAGTACTACTACATCATGGAAAATGGTCAATGGTACTGTGGTAGCATGCACGAGCGTGATCCTTTTTACAAACGCCTGGTATTGTTGAGCGAAGCACTGGAATATGATGCGTTTGACCAATAATTGCTCAAATACTATAATACGGACATACAAAGAAAAAGGAGTCGGAAATGAAAATACACAACGAATATTTGTGGCTGGTACTGGTAGTGATTGTGATCATTGCGGGTCCGCTGTTGAGCATTTGGTCCTTGAACACCTTGTTTCCTGTGTTGGCAATCCCTTACACCTTTGAAACATGGTTGGCCGTGATGTTGGTTGGCGGTATGTTCCGTGGCAGCTTCAGCTCTAAGAAAGACTGATATGTTTGTGGATGTAACCAATATGACACCCCGGGAAATACAACGCCTGGGTCACATGGACGATGAAGGTCCTGTGCAACCAAAGTGGATGTCACGCCGCACGGCCGGTGGTGGACATCGGGGCTACAGTGTGAGTGATGTATGGGGTGCGGCATGTCATGCACAACGCATCAATGGTGCCTACATCAAACAAGATGAATGGGAACTGCCCTCGGAGTCGGCAACTGCTGTGCAACTCAAACGCAAGAGCAATCGCAACATCATGATGGAAGCACTAGAAAATCCTTTCATGATCTCTGACGAAGATCGTGTGGCAGGTGAACAGTGCCTAAAGTTCTTGCAAAATGACCTGACGTTCCGCGCACTGCAAAACCGTCTCACAGACTTTGACCGCAGTGTGATCAAGGTCACTGCTGTGACCACGGATAGATTCTTTCCGCAGGCGCACAGACTGGAATTGGCCACTGTGGCATGTTTGCCCAACAGTCATGAACGTGCCATGAAACGCATTGCGGAACAGGACAGGATCAATCAAACTGCTGGTTATATAGGTGCTGTGGGTGACAAGGTCACCATCAACGTGGAAATTGTTCGTTGTGTTTTCAGTCAGAAATGGAACACTTACTACGCAACTGCTATTACCAGCAACAACGAAACGGTGTTCTTTTCCATCCGCGAACCATTTGATGCTGGCGTACACATCACTGTCCGTGGCACTGTAAAAGCACACAGGGACGGACAGACTCAACTCAATCGTGTAAGCGTTTTATAAGGAAATATCATGAGTAAATTTATCATTGGTTTTGTATTGGGATTGGTAGTGGCGGCTGTGGGCTTTTCGGGCATTGCTCGAATTGCTGACCGAGGCGTCCAAACCATCCAAGAACAAAGCCGAGAATTGGCCCAGTAATTCGGACAAATCAAATCCCAATCGTACACAAAGTGGTTGACATCAATATCGTTTTTGTGTATAATTTGGATATGCTGAAGCACAGCATGTTTCGTAACTTAACTTTAGGCAACTCAGAAAGGCAACACAATGTCAAATGACAAAACTTTTACCGTAGCAGGTACCGCAACCAACGCAGATGGCACCGTCAAGGTCCGCTTTGCAAACGACTTGGTGGCTCGCATCAAGATTCTCAACAAGGCAGGTTGTAGCAACATCAACCTGATTGAATTGCCTCAGGCAATGACCAAATTGCAAGCACTCAAGCACTTGCAAGAACAGGGCATCACCGCTGGTGACGCTGGCTTTGCAGTAGCCAACAAGCTGGCCGAGAAGAGCAAGGTAGCCAAAAAAGGCGAAGTCAAGGTCTCCGGCAAAGCCATCAAGTCTGCCAAAGCAGATGTGGCCACCACAGACAAAGCAACAGTCTAATTCACAAGGGCCGGATCTGATCCGTAAGTCCCTTGTATATCACCATGTTCAAGATACTGTCAGTATCTTTTCTTTTTTTACTAACCGGATGCATGACCAATCCTGTCATGCTGACCGGAGTCGGCCTTGCAAGTGTGGCCACCAACGAAACTACCGGAAAAACCATTACCGATCACGCAATCAGCCAGGTCAAAGACAAAGATTGCAGAGTGTTTCGTGCGCTTCGTAACGAAGAAATCTGCCAAGACAAAGTTTCTACCTTGGTACCAATTGCCACCAACAGCACACTGTCATCCACAGTGACCGAAATCGAGTCTCGATATCGTCCGTAATACGGCCCATTGGGCTAAGTATTTTGTATGTTTGACGAACTCGACTTTACGGTCCGAGCAGCAGTACACAATCTCTTGTTGGTGCTGTATAACCAAGGAATCACTCAAATTCACACCGGCGGACTCATGCGGTTGCTGGGCATTGCTGACGAAATTGCTCGGCAGTATGATGATGAGCGCATAGTAATGGACAACGAGGTTGTGCGTTACATAGAAACATTCAATCTGCCAAAAGCGCCCGACCAACTGATACATTAAAACCATGAACCCTGGAAAATTTTTCTGCATTGCACCATTTACCCAAGTTACATTTGGTCCCACCGGCAACTACAGCCCTTGTCCAGAAATCGGCGGCCGACCTTGGAAAGAAAAAACAATTGATCTGATTCGCATGTGGAACTCGGACGAATTTGATGATTTAAGAAATTCGTTTGCCAGCAACCAAAAACATCAAGTGTGCAATCGGTGTTGGGAACAGGAAGATTATGGCAATCAAAGTTTAAGAAAAAGATTATTGTCTTCGCCCACTAAAAAATTTGCTCCTGGGGAGTTGATGCCATTTTTAAAATCGGGGTATCAAGAAGGTCCCACACAAATCAATATCATGGTAGGCAATACCTGCAATCTACGTTGCCGAGTCTGTTGTGTAGCAAGTTCGTCAACTTATGCAGTTGAGGGCAAGTATTACAAAGACCAATACAATTTGCCCAACAATCGATACACTGCCAATCGAAAAAAACCAATAAAATTTTCCAGTCAACAAATTGATCAAATGTTCAACCTGGGAAAAAATTTACAAAGAATTGAATTTTATGGAGGAGAACCTTTACTGGATATTCCTACCCTGACACTGTTGCAAAAACTAGTGGATTCTGGACAAAGCAAAAACATCACTTTGTTTTACAACACCAACGGCACAGTGGCACCAACTGAAACTCACTATCAACTCTGGTCTCAGTTCCAGGCTCTTGAATTCAATTTCAGCGTGGACGACATCGAGGCTCGATTTACCTATGCTAGACATCCGGGTATTTGGCAGGATTGGTTGACCAATGTGACTGACATTCGCACTCGTCCGTGGACCATACCGGTCAAATTCAATGCCATCTGCACAGTGAGCAATTTGAATATATTTTATCTACCAGAGCTGTTGAACACCCTGGACCAAATAGATCTTTCTTATTTTTTAAACACCTTGCATGGACCGGCCTATTACGATATTACACATCTACCAGTTGTAATAAAAGCAGCGGTTATTGAAAAATTAAAAACCTATCAACACATTTCAAAGATACAATTCTTAATCAACATGTTGGGCTCGGTCGAAAATTTGCAACATTGGGAAGATTTTAAATTCTGGACTCGGGCCAAAGACGAATATCGCAATGAAATTTTTGGCCAAACGTTTCCTGAGTTCTACACGCTCTGTCGGCAGTTTGATCCAGACTTTTGATCTTCACATGAACCCAACAATTCTTTATACTGTGATCATACGAGATTCTGAAGCCAAGAATCGCTTGACCCAATGGAAAAACAGCAATCGCAATATACAGGCTCGTGTAGAAGACAATCGCATGCACATTTATGATCACAATACGCTAAGTCTTTTTATGGTGTCCTGGGGGCACAGTTGGGACAATGTGCTGATCTGGGACACCTGGTTGAAACGGCATATTGCAATTTGACATATTCAGTATAGATTGTATAATAGCGGCATGACCACAAACACCATTGTTGAACATATTTTTGAAGAATCTTCAGAACAATTGAACACTCTGATCAATGCCAGGGTTGCCGCTGGTACCTACAGCAGTCCAACTACGTTTGGTCCAACCGTGTCTGGAGTAAACACAGTGCTTGGCGGAACCGGTTACACCTACACAACCAATACCACCAGTCCATTCCTCGCCACAGGTTCGAACCCTGCAATGGTGGTCAACCAAAGTGGCAGTATAGATATTCAAGGCCAAAATGCTGACATCAAGATTAATGGCAAAAGCATGAAAACCTGGATGGAAGCAGTGGAAGAACGATTGAACATCTTGACACCCAATCCCGAACTGGAAGCAGAATGGGATGAATTGCAAGAACTGGGTGAACGCTACCGAGCCCTGGAACAGCAGTGCCGAGAAAAAGCCCGGATGTGGGAAAAACTCAAACAAGTACAAACTCAACAACCATGAACAATTTTGATTGCATTTTTGTCAATGGCGACAGTTATTCTGCGTCCAATGGTTCAAAAGTCTATGCAGATTGGTTGGCTGATCAGTTCAATGTGCCGGTAAAAAACTTTGCAGTGCGTGGCTGTTGCAATCAACGCATACTGAGAAGCTCAATTGAATATCTAGATCGCCTGCGTTTTCAGTATCAAAACCCACTGGTGCTGATCAGCTGGACTTTTGTTCACCGCGTTGAAGTGTGGTATCATGGCAATAATCAATCGATCACTGCGTCGATCCCGGATCAAAAACTCAACAAAGATTCCAAATTGATCACCCTGGACTGGCTGTTGAATTCCAACGAAGCAACACTAGAACACAAAGCGCTGACCCAAAGCTACACCAATCCCGAAAAAGCCCTGACTGATTTTTATACAAATCTTTATCTGCTGGCCAATTTTCTAGAGTCAAAACAGTTGACTTATCGATTTTTTTCAGCGGCTGACAATCATCATTGCCGGGCACAAAACTACCCGCATGTGTACAGTATGAACATGACCCGGTGGGTACTAGACAATCCAAACATTTACAAACTGCAAGATTTTTCACTGGAAGCCTGGGCCAAAGCCCATGACCCGGATTGTGACAGCACCGGACACCTATCAGCCAACGGCCACCAGCAATTTGCCAAATTTATGTCAGATGTGATCATTGGCAACAACAATGAGTAATGTAAGCCGTTATTGTCAAAAAAGTGTCAAAAGAATATGGTTTTTGGTACTTGTTGGCCAACAAAAACTAAGTATCTTAGAGAGTAGAAAAACAACCAGGCTGGTAAATGATTACTCAGCACGTGATTACACCCGAGATCTACTCCACAACGGATCAGTTGGCTCCGCAAAGCCAACAGTTTTAAAGAGGACTTCGGAAATCCTCTTCGTTGACAAATGGTTTGGGCAGTCTTGCAGTATGAGACTCCCAAAGAGTATGGCAAAGAAGACCGAGGTCTCCTGTCCAATCATCTACCACCGTCAATGTGCCCAATTGGGGATGCCGCTGATGCGCTCAGTATAGCGCCAAGGAGAAAATATTGACAACAAGTATTAATAAGTTTGGTATTAGCAGCATGGTTTTAAAAACCATTGGATTGTTGTGTGTGGTCATGATAGTGTTTCAAGTCACAGTACAACGGCTAAATGACTTGCGTACTCAAAACAACGCCAATATGATTGGTCATGTGAGTGCCGCAGAACGACTGCGACAACTGGATTGCTTGACTCGCAACATCTACTGGGAAGCTGCTTCGGAGCCGTTTGAAGGCAAAGTGGCAGTGGCACAGGTCACTATGAATCGTGTGGAGTCGGGCCGCTTTGCTGACACAGTTTGCGGTGTGGTCTATCAAAAGAATGTGTTCTACGAACGGGTAGTTTGCCAATTTAGTTGGCTGTGCGAAAACACACACAAGACCCGAGCAGTGTATCAACCCTTATGGCAAGAAAGCGAACTGGTGGCCAAAAAAGTGCTGTTGGAAAACTTCCGCCTGCCCAGCATGAAAGATGCCCTGTACTACCATGCCGACTATGTAAATCCCAACTGGCGCAAACCCCGAATTGAAAAAATCGGACATCATATATTTTATGGAGAACGTTCATGAACAACTGGCCCTTTAACCTGCAGATCATCCGTGATTTCGTGACCAATCATCTGAGTAGGATTTCGGCAGACACCCTGGGCTGGTTGGCAGCCATTGTGTTGCACTGTGCTACCTTTCCTACCTTGCTGGCCTTGATGACCGGGCTCAGTGATCGAGTGCCCAGTCTGGATGTGGTGGCGTTTCTTTGGGCCGGGCTTGTACTGCTGTTCCTGCGGGCTATTGTATTACGAGACACCCTGAACATCATCACAATTGGTGTGGGGTTTATAGTGCAAGCAGGGTTAATGGCCTTAATACTTTTTCGTTAATTGACCAATAATTGCGGTTGTGCTATAATAGTCACATGATTGTAAACTTTGGAGTACTGCAATGATGCATCTTGAAGGCCCGTGGCTCAGCATGACCGGTAAAAAGCGCGGCAAGGTCAAATTTCGCAACGCTGATGAAGCAAGAAAGGCACGTGAGTTGGAAGAAAGCTGGCGAGAACTGTGTAAACGTCAAGGTGTAGAAGCAGAAGAAAAGAAACGAGCTCGTGCCTTGAAGGCACCTGCCTTGGATTACAAACTGACCACACCTGTGGGCCGTACCAACACACATCATATTCCGTCACGCGACACTGGTGGCAATGCTACACTGGCTCCGGCCAAGGTGTACACAGGTACCAAGGTCAAGGGCATTGCCACCATGCACAAGTCAAATGCTGTGCCTGTGTTTAGTGATGAAGAAGCCGTAGAAATTTCCAGGATGCGCCGTGGGTGATACAACAAAACGATTATTGATTGTCACCGTGATACTGTGTTTGCAAGGCTGTGCCACAGCATTTGCAGTGGTTGATGTGGCTGGCGCCACAGTGGTGTATGCAGGAAAAACTGTGGTCAATACCATTGACGCCATCACCCCGGACATTGTGAACAAGAAAAAATGAGAAAGAAACTAATGCTGACTGACAAAGGAGAATCTATGTTTGAAGACCCATTGAGCTGGGAACAGCAAGAAGTGTTTAGATTGTTGAAAGCACAGCCAGGCACAATGTATCAAGAAGCCGACGAAACAGGGCGCAAGTATTTTAGAGACTGGGTGCGCGGTTTATTAGATGTGACAGAAATCACTGTGACATTTGTCAAAGCAGATGGCACTGTACGTGACATGCGATGCACCTTGGATCGAGACAAGATCCCGCCCCAGCCACCACATGCAGAAAAGCCTGCAAAAGAAACCCCTGTGGATGGCATTGTGCGTGAGAGCAAAGAAGTCACAAAACCTGAAGAATCGCACACCCAAAAGGTATTTGACCTGGATGCCAGTGCCTGGCGCAGTTTCCGTTACGATCGGCTCCGAAAGGTCACAGCCACTGTGAGTTTTGAATAAGTAACGCATGGCCAAAGAAGAAACAATCAACATGGAGGGCAAGGTACAGGAAATCCTGCCCAATGCTATGTTTAGAATCATGTTGGATGATGTCAACACCGAAGTTATTGCATATCTGTCAGGCCGTATGCGTACCAACAATATCAAAGTACTATTAGGTGACAGAGTTGCTATGGAATTTAGTCCGTACGATCTCACACGTGGCCGCATCACACGCCGCAGATAAATATGAACATGCGTGAACACATTGACCTAGTAGAAGCCAACACCAGACCGGCCAAGTTGGAAACAACACCTTTGCCTTACGGTCCTAAAGATTTAGAACCGGTGATGAGTGCCGACACAATTGACTATCACTATGAACACTTGGCCAAAGGCTATGCCCGGCGTTACAACGCTGGCGAAGGCAATGCAGATTTCAATCGTGCTGGTAGCTTTTTGCACAACAAGTTTTTCCCTCAGCTGAGACCGGTCAAAGGCGCCAACAGACCGCGTGGTGCTGTACTGGTGCTGATTGAAGAACATTTCAAAACCTACGAAGACTTTAAAGCAGCAGTGAAAGAAACTGCCATGAAGATACAGGGTTCGGGTTGGGTGTACTTGAGCACTGCGGGCGCAATCAAAACCATTGCCAACCATGCTGTACGTACAGATATATGCGTGTTAATTGACTGGTGGGAGCATGCATATTCGTTGGACTACCAGTGGGACAAAGAAAAATACCTGGACAATATTTGGAAAATTATTGACTGGGACGTTTGCAACGAAAGACTATGATGAACCTACAACCGGCGGCTATTGACAAATTAAAAGAACTTGTGGCCGAAGAAGGCAATCCCAACTTGATGTTGCGTGTGTTTGTGCAAGGTGGCGGATGCTCGGGATTCAGTTATGGCTTCACCTTTGATGAAGTCAAAAACGAAGATGATTTTGATTTTGTGTACGACTCTGTGCAAGTTGTTGTGGATTCCATGAGCATGCAATATCTACAAGGCTCATCGATTGATTACCGAGAAGATGCCATGGGTGCCAGTTTCAGCATTCAAAATCCCAATGCTCAAACCACCTGCGGGTGTGGCAGCAGTTTTAATCCCCACTGACCAAAATACTCATTTAGACTAGATTGTGCCCTCAGCTAAATACAGCGAGAGGACAATGATCTATGACCCAACAAGTTATTGCTGTAGGAACCTCGCCCAACGACGGGTTGGGAACTCCGCTACGCAATTCTTTTATTATTTGCAATCAGAATTTTAGCGAGCTGTATGCACGAGCACAGGTCACACCTCCAACGACTCTGGTTGGCAGCATAGGTGACAGACCCGGATGGTATGCTTATGATGCTGAATATTTCTACTATTGCTATGCGCCCTACAACGGTGTCACTGCGGTTTGGGCCCAACTTACCAATTCTGGTAATGTTACAGCTACGGCCATTGTCAACGGTACCAGCAATGTAACCATACCCACAGTCAATGCCAATATTTCTGTTGGTGTCAACGGCACCAGCAACGTGGCCATTTTCAGCAGCACTGGGCTACGAATCACCGGATTGATTTCGGCCACTGGCAACATCAGTGGTGGTAACTTAAAAACACCCGGATTGGTCAGCGCTGCTGGCAACGTTACCGGTGCATATCTGTTTGGCAATGGATCACAGTTGACTGGATTGGCTTCGGTGTATGGCAACGCCAATGTGGCTGCGTATTTGCCAACCTATACTGGCAATCTTTATCCTGGTGCAATTTGGACCAACACTTATCTGTATGCCAACGGAGCACCATTCACAGGCGGTACCTACACCAATGCCAATGTGGCCGCGTATCTGCCAACCTACAGTGGCAATCTTGGTGGCACCCTGGTCACGGCTTCACAACCAAACATCACACAGGTTGGCAATCTAAGCGGACTCACTGTCAACGGAAGCAACGGCATCACACTCAGTCCGGCTGCAAATTCTATAACACTGACCACAACCTACGGTGGAGCAATTACCGTTAATCCGGCTGGTGTTGGATCAATCAACAACATGGTCATTGGCAATACTAGTCCGCAGTCGGCCACGTTTACCACAGTGTCGGCCACCGGCAACATCACCGGTGCTTACATACTGGGCAATGGGTCACAGTTGACTGGATTGCCAGCCACTTACAGCAATGCCAATGTGGCCTCATACTTGACCACCTACACTGGCAACTTGACTGCCGGCAATGTGTCGGCCATTGGCAATATCACCGGTGCATATCTTTTTGGTAACGGTTCACAGTTGACCGGATTGCCACCCACTTACAGCAATGCCAATGTGGCCTCATACTTGACCACCTACACTGGCAATTTGACTGCTGGCAATGTGACCATACCCAGCAATGGGTCTGTGATTGGCAATGTTTACGGCACAGTAAATGGACAACTGACAGGTCTGGTAAATGGTGTGAACCCGGCCTATGGCACATGGGATTTTGGCTACATAGTGGCCAATACCTATACCAATCCATTACAGTGGATTTTTGCTCAGACTTCGTTGGGCAACATCGATATGGGCACAGTCACAGCACCAGCAACACTGAACATCGACATCGGAACAATATTCTAGGAGAATTGAATGAGCTTGCAAATTAGACGCGGTACTACCGCACAACTGGCCAACATAACACCGGTTATAGGTGAATTGATCTACACCACAGACACTCAAGCGGTCTATGTTGGCGATGGATCCACATCGGGCGGTATCCCAGTGGCAGTGGGCGGCTCCGGCAACGTGAGTGGCACCAACCTGTTGACCGGTGGAGTTGTCAGTGCCACTGGCAACGTCACTGGTGGCAATATTAGAACAGTTGGACAGGTCACTGCTACCGGCAACATCACCGGCAATTATTTCCTGGGCAATGGCAGTCAGTTGACTGGTATCAATGCCGGAGCGATCAGTGCAAACACACTGACCGGCAATACATTGTCAGCCAATGTGACCACATCCAGTTTGACCGCAGTTGGCACATTGACTTCGTTGGCAGTGACCGGCAACATCACCGGCGGCAACGTTTCCACAGCCGGCAATGTGACTGGTTCATATCTGTTTGGCAATGGATCACAGTTGACTGGTATTGCTGCCGGGTATGGCAACAGCAATGTGGCCACATATCTACCAACCTACACTGGCAATATCGGTGCTGGCAATATTGTTGTTACTGGAATCATCAGCGCTGCTGGCAACATCACCGGCGGCAATGTCAATGTTGCTGGATACGTTGGACTCACAGTGTCAGTGACCGGCAACATCACCGGCGGCAACGTTTTGACTTCGGGTATAATCAGTTCTTCGGGCACAGTCACTGGAGGAAATATTGTGACTGCGGGCATCATCAGCACCACGGGCAATGTGTCTGGTACCTACATCATTGGCGATGGCTCGTTATTAACTGGATTGCCAGCCACCTACAGCAATGCCAATGTGGCCGCATACTTGCCTACCTACAGCGGCAATTTGACTGCTGGAAATATCAGTGCTGCCGGCAATGTGACCGGTGGTAACCTATCAGCCGGGTCGGGTCAAATCAACGGTGGAAATCTTTTTGTCAGTGGCATTATGTCTGGCACCGGCAACATCACCGGTGGTAATCTTTTGATTGGCGGTGTTGTCAGTGCTGCTGCCAACATCACCGGTAACTATTTGCGTTCGACCCTGGATATCAATGCTGGTGGCAATATTGCAGCCACCAACCATACTGGTACCGCAACATCGATGACTGGTAACATCACTGGCGGTAACATATTGACCGGTGGATTTGTCAGTGCTGTTGGCAATATCACCGGTAACTATATACTCGGTAATGGTGCATTGTTGAGTGGTATTGCTGCCAGCTACGGCAACAGCAATGTTACAACACTGTTGGCTGCATTTGGATCAAACACTGTATCCACAACTGGTACTGTAACTAGTGGTAATTTGGCCACAGGCGGAACAGCAAGTGCCGCTGGCAATGTCACAGGCGGTAATGTGTTGACCAGTGGATTAATTTCAGCCACAAGCACAATCACCAGCGGTGCCAATATTACTGGTGCTAATATATTGACAGGTGGACTGGTCAGTGCTACTGGCAACGTGACCGGCAACTATTTGCGTTCAATCCTGGATATCAATGCTGGTGGCAATATTTCAGCCACCAACTACACAGGCACCACAGTGTCAACATCGGGCAACATTACTGGTGGCAATTTGACCGTTGGCACAGGTACCATAACTGGTGGTAATATTGTCAATGCCAATGGCAACGGTGTTGGCAATATTGGATCAAGTTCGACCTATTTCAACACTGTGTTTGCCAAAGCCACATCAGCACAGTACGCTGACTTGGCCGAGATGTATGTGCCCGATGCTGATTATCCGCCCGGTACTGTGGTCATATTTGGCGGCGATCAACAGGTCACAGTCACTACCGAACTGGGCGACGAACGAGTGGCTGGCGCAATATCTACTCATCCAGCACACCTAATGAACGCCGATACCGCAGGAATACCGGTGGCCCTGCGCGGACAGGTGCCAGTCAAAGTAACAGGACCTGTGGTCAAAGGTGACAGTTTGGTCACCAGTGACCTAGCAGGATATGCACAAAGTGTGGGCAGAGATCGTTCTTATGCGCAGGCTGTGTTTGCCAAGGCCCTTGAAACCAATCTTGAGTCTGGCAAGAAAACCATTATTGCTGTAATAATTTAAACTATGACACAACCGGTCTGGCTAACTCCTGCTGGAAGTTTGGGAACCATACCAGAAGGGGTATTTTATAGTGTTCCGTTGTTGGCCACGGCCGACAGCACAGTTTATTATCAACTGATAGCCGGAGCATTGCCTCGAGGCATGCAAATAAATGAAACTGGAATTTTGGCTGGTATCCCCAATGCTGTGGTCACTTTGCAAGGTACACCTTCCAATGTGTCAGCTGACACCACTAGCAAATTTGCTGTAAGGGCCTACACACGCATCGGCAACACAGTGACGCACCTGAATGATCGCACATTCACGTTGGAAGTGGCCAATGCTGCGATACCAGAATTTATAACTCCGCCAGGGCGACTGGAGCAGACCTATGATGGCACATTGATTCGAGACCTGCAGATTGAATACCAAGGACCCGACAGTTCTGTAATGTCGTTGATGTCTGGCAGTTTGCCACCCGGTCTAACAGTCAGTGCCACAGGAGTGATATCTGGGTTAATCGCACCCACTGCCGACAACACCAATTATGCGTTTGTGTTACAACTCAGTGACGGCACTGTAAACGGAACTGTTTTACGAGCATTCAGTATCTACGTATACAGCCGCAGTTCATTGTCAGCCGACAATACCTATATCACAGCCGACAACACATTTATAACTGCTGATGGAACTCCTATATTGATGCCAGTGCTGCTGAATGACCCGGGTCTGATAGGCACAGTTAGATCTGGTGATTATTTTGCCTATCGATTCAACGGAGTGGGATTTGGCAAATCGTTTCAGTATCTGATCAACACCGAATTGCCTGGATTAACACTAGACCCTAATTCAGGTTGGCTCTACGGCACCATACCGCTTTTAAACGCAAATCAAGAAACTTACCCATTTAAAATACGTCTTGCACTGACTGATTATCCAGACTATATCAGTCCAGCCTATTCGTATTCGTTGACTGTGTTGGGACCAGTGATCAGTGCTATTGATTGGCTCACTCCCAGTTTCCTTGGATCAATCGACAATGGTGCTACCAGCACTTTCTATGTGGCAGCTGCCAGTCGAAGCGGCCTGGCCTTGCAATACCAACTGCTGTCAGGCAGCAACAGTCGACTACCTCAAGGTCTACAGTTGTTGCCTTCGGGAGAAATAGCCGGAAGAGTCAGTTTTGATACCTTTGCACTAGACAACGGCACAACCATATTTGACAACAATACCACCACATTTGACCTGGTGTGTACATTTACTGTAGAGGCTGTCAGTGTCAACAATTCCATAAGCTCTACCAAAACATTTTCAATACAGGTAGTACGTGCCTACAACGAACCCTATGATAATCTTTACATACAGGCCATGCCGCCAGTTGAAGATCGTGCCAAAATCAATAATCTTTTGCAAAACTCCGACATATTTCAACAAAGTTTGTTGTATCGACCCACAGATCCCAATTTTGGCGTAGCAAAAAATGTGACCTACTATCACGCCTATGGCCTATCGGCGGCTACCTTGGATACCTATGTCAACAGTCTTGACATCAACCACTACTGGAAAAATCTCACACTGGGACAAATTGAAGTGGCCCAGGCCATTGACTCAACTGGTGCTGTGATTTACGAAGTGGTCTACAGCCGAATAATTGACAATCTGGTCAACAATGAAGGAGTCAGTGTCAGCAAACAGGTGACTCTCCCTTACTCAGTCACTGTGGGCATGGATACTGTGGACATTGTTTATCCCAACAGTTTAGAAAACATGCGAAATCAAGTTATTGACATAGTAGGGCAAATATCAAATGTGCTCCCACTGTGGATGACTTGTAAACAGGCCAATGGACAGACATTGGGATTTATACCAGCCTGGATCATAGCCTATGCCAATCCCGGTCGTGGCCAACAGATAGCCTACTACATTGGCGAAAACTTTACTTCGCAACTCAATACCATAGATTACGAAGTAGACCGTTATGAATTGGACAACTTGTTGACCCATAACTGGAATAGAGAAGATCAGCAATGGGGCTATGACGACAGCACAGTGACACCACACCCCAGCAGTTTGACCACATTTGATATTGTGGGATTGCCGGCTTTTTCAATGACCACATCGTATCAGATGGGTGATGTGATACAGTACCAAACTGTACCGGATGGTGTTAGAATCGCCAAAATTTATGTTTGTATACAGGACACCACAGCAGGAACTTTGCCCACGGATACTGACTACTGGTCATCCAGTGCTCAAGATCTGATCTTGTACAATGCTGGCATGGCCGCCTGGATAAATGATTCAGATCAAGTGACCACATGGGAAGATGAATACTTTACCCTGGCCGAATGGACCTATGCCACACCGCCGGGCACCACTTTTGATGGCGGAAGTATGCAATTTGTGGCACCGGTCGACATGTATTCCAACACCAATGTATACGATAAATATCTCGTGTTCCCCAGACGCAATATTTTAGGATAAAAATGACAACAGTTCCATTTACCTTTGGCACAGAAACAAGCCCAATTCCGTTGAGCCAGCTTGACGCAAATTTTGCTGTGACTCCTACCTTTGCCAACACAGCGGCCAATGTGAGCAATGCTGCACAACCCAACATTACCAGTGTTGGTACCCTGATTGCACTGTCGGTTACCGGCAATGTGGTCTCCGGAAATCTCAACACTCCCGGGCTAATGTCAGCCACCGGCAACATCACTGGCAGCAATGTCAACACAGGCGGCCTTGTCAGTGCCTATGGCACCGTCACAGGCGGTGCATTTACCACTGTTGGAAACATTGGTGGAAACAATATCAGCATTGGCAATTTAATTCATGCCAACGGCAACGTCACTGCCAACAATGTCATAGCCACTGGCATCATATCTGCCACTGGCAATGTGTCCACACAAGGCGATGCCTATGTGCAAGGGCTACTGTCGGCCACTGGAAATATATCAACTGCTCAATTTTTTGTTGGAAACTTCCGTGGTAACATTGTGGGCAACGTGAGTGTGGCCGGATCCAATACACAGGTGTTGTTCAACCTTAACGGCAATGTGGGAGCCGCAGGCGGATTGACCTACAATTCAGGATCTAACACACTGGGCATTTTGGGCATTGTCAGTGCGCAAGGCAATGTCACCGGCGGAAATTTGTTAGTCAATGGAATCACACAGTTGGTCGGCACAGCCACAGCACCCACTGCTCCGCTCAACACCGCCAACAATCAAGTGGCAACCACAGCATTTGTCAGCAACCAAATAAATGATCAAATTGGTGCCTTGGGAACCATGTCTGTGCAAAATGCCAACAATGTGTCCATCACCGGCGGAACCATTACCGATATTCCATCGGTTGCGTTACAAGGCGGCTGGAGTATCACTCCGTACGGAACAAAACTGTATTTCAGTTACAACGGAACCAATGTGGCTACTTTGGATTCTTCTGGTAACTTTACTGCCAAGGGCAATGTAACTGCATTTGGAACTATGTAATGCCGTTGCCAACATCAGGGCCTATCAGTCTCAGAGATATACAAGACGAGTTCGGCGGTAGCCAACCGTTGGTGATTACCAATTACTACAAAGGTGGTGCCTATGTACTGCTCACGGACTATGCTCCCAATGTGCCCACATCCGGTACCATAAGTCTAAGAGATTTTTATGGGGCTAGAAAAACAACTCAGACTGTGCTGACATTTACCGACGCTGGGGACAATTTTTTTGTATTGCCCAGCACATTCACCGGTAATTTGACTATTCAGTCAATGACTGGAGGCGGTGGCGGTGGTGGTGGAAGTGATGATCAGCCTGGGCATGTTGGATATGCAGGATTTACTGTGACCGGTGGAAACATATCGGCCAGTCCAAACAGCCTAGTAAATGCTTATGTTGGTGCTGGCGGCGGACCCGGAGGTTCTGGTGGTGGCAGTGGTGGTGGCGGCGGCGGTTCGATTATCTGTCAGAAACTGGCCGAGCTGGGCTATTTTGATCGCGAAATGAATGCAGCCGATCAACGATTTGGAAAACAATTACTGACCAGCGATCAAACAGCGTATTTAGGTTACATAAGATGGGCCAAAACTGTGGTTGATCTTTTGGAAGGTGGCGGCAGTGCAAAATTCAGACAAGTGGTACTGTTCTGGATACAAGATGAGCAACAACGTCAACAGTTCCAGATAAAATTGGTCGCTGGATACCTTGATGCGCTGGCACGGCCCTGGGCCGAAGAAATGGCCCATCGCATGGGAGCTGCTGGCTACGAGCAAAGTAACTTTGCCGGACGATTAATTATGGATATTGGTTTGCCAATGTGTCGAGCAATTGGAAAATCAGACGCCAAAACACAATGGCCTGTTGCGGCCAGGACTGTGGCAATTTGGGGCACAGCCACAGTGTTGTTGGTCACAGTGACGGTCATATCCGCAACAAATGCATTGTTAAATAAAATACGGAGAATCTTATCATGATGGATCAACTGATACAAAATATTCTAAATTTAGATAAACACAACCAGGACATTTTTTTCAAGATGCTGTCAGAAAACGCTGCGGTCTTGCTAAAGATCGTTCCAAACGCACCATTGTTGGCCTACATTGTGAGTGGTCTACACAATGATGGTAGTCCAATTGTACAGGCCTACATTGCCTGGCAACAGAACACTCAATAAGGAATAGCTATGCCTGGAACAGATTATGCTGGTGGATTGGGTGGCAGCTATGGCGGCTCGGGCTACAGTGGCGGAGGTGGTGGTGGCGGTGCAGCGTCGGTTATTTTTGTAAATGCTGTGGCTGTGGTGGTAGCCGGAGGTGGTGGTGGCGGAGGTGGTGGTGGCCAATACTCGCCTGGACTAGACAACAACAACACGCCTGGTACTGCTGGCACCACACAAGGTGCGTATGGACAGGGCAAGGGCAGCGGCGACGGTGCCGGTGGTGGGGGTGGTGGTGGGGGCCAAAATGGCGGTGCTGGCGGAGTTGTTACTAGCGGTGACAATGGTGCTTATTCTGGAGAAAATGGCAATTGTTTGGCACCAGTTGGCAGCTCAATAACCAACGGCACAAACGGCGGCGCAGTCAACACAATCGGCGGAGGTGGAAGTATAATCTTGAGTTACTGGTCTTAAAATGACTAATTTTTTAAGCCCTGTAACAGTTTGATAAATATTAAAGGATAAACTAGGAACATTTATGACAAGTGCAATTAACCCAAACAACATCAACGGTGCTTACCCAGTAGCCGGCCAGGACAACAATTCGCAAGGATTTCGTGATAACTTCACAAATACTGCTACGAATTTCCAATATGCAGCTGATGAAATTACTGATCTGCAAAACAAGGCAGTGCTGAAGCAGGCCTTGACTGGCACTGCACTGGACAACAACATGCAGGGTAGTCCGCTGACCAATGCTTTGCTCAGCAACATGAGCCAGGCTGTGACAGCATTGGGCACAGTGAGCGGAACAACCATCATCAACTATGCGTTGTCCAGTTATCAAACATTGAGCACCAATGGGGCTGTCAGTTTGGGATTTACCAATTTTCCAGCAGCTGGTTCTGCTGCCACTGTGGCTGTGGAAGTCACAGTGAGAAACGTTATTCACACACTGGTATTGCCAGCATCGGCCACTCTAAACGGACAGGGCATTCAAGGTCTTGATCCCTTAACCAACACCATAAGTTTTGCTGCTACAGGTGTCTATACTTTTGTATTTGTAACATCTGATGGTGGTACCACTATCACAGTGTCCCAGGCCAACAGTAGATTGCAACCGTTCAATAACAGCAGTCAAAATTTGACCGACACCGGCGTGTCAAACTTGTCATTGACCACCAGTTATTTCAGCACAGTGGCTACATCATCGGCCACTTTGGCCGCAGGAGTTGAAGGACAGATCAAAACGTTTGTGATGTATGCTGCCAGCGGAAACATGGTGATCACAGTGACCAATGCTGGCTGGAAGTCCAGTGGAACTGGAACCATTACCTTTAATGCAATTGGTGACGGGTGTACACTACAGTACGTCAATGGAAAATGGTTTTGCATCGGCCAAAACAGCGTGACATTTGCCTAGTCAAATGTCATTGACTTTGTTTGAATTATCATATACAATTTGTATATGGAACATCCGTTAATTGCCAGCTTAGATCAATACACACCCGAGCAACTGCTGGAAAAAATTACTGACCTAAATCGTAAATTGGGTTTTGCCTCAAGAATGGGCAATTTTGATCTTTGCAATCAAATAAGAATGGCTATTGAAAGCCACCAAAACAAATACCAAGAAAAAATTCGACAGAATCCTGACGCCAACTTCGACGGAGTAATTGATATATCATGAATGTGAGAATAGCACACCTGGCGTCATTCAATGCTGGCAATTGGATTGACGATCATTTGGAGATGACTCAGTACACTGTTAAAATTTGGATGATTACTCAAACATCCGATGCTGAAGAACAAAGTATTGCAGTTCGACGACTACGGCATTTTATCTACACCCAGTTAGAGAGCACGGTATTCATTGACGCGGCCCAATCAGACAAGTGTGTGGAGTTGACTTTGGCCGGGCTCAATATTACCACTTTGCCAGAAAAGCCGGCAGAACAATTGGTTGGCATCATGTTGTTTCACAAATTGAATGCTATCATGGAAGAACGCATTGCAGTTCTTGAGATTGAAATATCAGCTGGCGACGCTGTGATATATCTACACGGTGATCACGAAACATCAGAAAATCTCACAGTGCCTGATTGGTGGACTGTGTCAGACCTTACACACAGTGACATTGTGTTGACCGAATCTGACAAAGTGGTATCTATTCCACAGGCCACACCCTGGAGAGAATTGGATCTTGCATGGCCTGAATCGGTTGCAACTGATGTTGCTGGCAACATAGTGGTATTTGCAAATTTTAAACCTGCAGATGATACAAAATAAATTTGGTGAAATGATATTCGACGAAAACGATATCATAAATCTTGTGATGCAAGGCCGTGACAGTGGTATACTGGATGGCATGATTGTCGATGCCAGTGTGCAACTGAACAATGTTCCAGACTTTTTGGATCCTGTGCCTAAATTTGCCACAGCACAGGATCGGGCTTGTTTGCCGGCTGAATGGCATGCGCAACAGCAATCGGTCTGGCACATGCCCGACCAATACAAAAATTTAGATATAGCAGCACATATTCTAAGCCTGTGTGCATCAGAAGCCGAATTACAAAGATGTGGTAGCGAACTGTTGCTGTATCAAGAACGCGATCTTTTCAACCTGTTGCGCTATTTAAAATATCTGGTAGACACAATGACACAACATCAACTGATCTGGGGCGTAGGGCGCGGCAGTTCTGTGGCCAGCTATGTATTGTATAAATTGGGAGTACATCGCATAGACAGCATGTACTACAATTTAGATCCCGGTGAATTTTTGCGTTAAATATCACTATACCTCAAAGGAATTGATATGACACGCAAAATTTACAGATCAGCCATGGGAAAACCCGTTGACATGGGCGCATTATTGTTGAGAAACGAAAACATACGGGCCGCAGGCAATATGAATGTAAACGCTCGCGGTGATCGGTTGGATAGCAACAATCGAGTAACTGAAACTCGATCACGACAGGCTCAACGACGCTATGATCGACAAAGCAATGTAGCGGCCGGACCGGCTCATACCGGCACTGGAGCAATTCAAACTCCAACAGAATCTGATGTTGAACAAGATATTATTGATACAGTGTTGCAATTAGATCCCATAAGCGAGTCTGCGGACCCGGTTGATGCTACTCCGCCCAATGTTCCAACGGAAGAATCAGACAACAATTTCCGCGGCGGATTAGCAGCAGCCATTGCTAGATCCAAAGAAGTCAAACAGGAACTAATAAAAACACCAAGACAAATTTTACAGTCTCAAGGGGTTAGCAGAATTTAAGAGGAACTATGAACAAACTAGCTTTTGAACCACACCAAATCACACGACATCAAATCAAGGCATTGAACGACACCGTGCTGGTGTCTGACATGGAATTTGACACACGCATTACTACCAGTGGCCTGATATTGCCCAATGACAATGGAACCACCTTGGGCATTCGACCAAGATGGGGACGAGTGTATGCTGTGGGGCCCAAACAAACAGACGTCACAGTGGGACAATGGATCATGGTGGCTCATGGCCGCTGGACTCGTGGCATTGACATCAACGACGGCGAACTGGATCACAAACGCACAGTACGCAAAATTGATCCTGCTGATATCTTATTGGTGTCAGACAGCGATGAACGTCCTCAAGATGATACCATGAGCACCGCAGTTCATGTATCCAAACAGACCAGAGACTAGGAGAATCGCATGGGACTAACCAAACCTAAAATTACACAAGTATCAAACCCAAATCAACTCAAGCGCCGTATTGTGACGCTGGCCAAAAGTGTGTTTCGAATTGGAGCCTGTGTCTGCCTGGCCCTTTATCAAATTGAACTTGCAGCTGCCTTGTTTGCACTGGGCGAATTATTGGCTGTGGCTCAAGAACTACTTTAATAACTTTTTTAAAATGATACAAAACTGGGATGTAAATCAAATCATCAGCCAGTGCCAACAGATGCATTTTGGTGCAACAGACCCAATGGTAACAGGTTGGGTAAATTGGCCTTGCAAACAAGACCTATATCGTGTAAAATTTGCTGTGGATGCAATGCTGGCAAACACCAGTAAATTCAGCGGCGAAGACGAATGGCTTGCTGAGCAAGAAAAAGAAAAAATGTGGAAACTACTAAAGTCAAGGTAAAATATGAAAGAACTATGGGTAGAAAAGTATCGTCCTAAAACTGTGGACGGTTATGTGTTTGTGGATGGCACTCAGCGTGAACAGGTAGAAGCCTGGCTCCGCGACAAAACTATTCCGCACTTGTTGTTCTCGGGTAGCCCGGGCACTGGCAAAACCACCCTGGCCAAGATGTTGATCAATGAATTGGGTGTAGACGAACATGATGTGTTGTATGCCAATGGATCAAAAGAAGCTCGCAAGATCGAGTGGGTGGACCGCCTGATCAGTTTTTGTCAGACCATGCCCTATGGTGATTTCAAAGTGGTTTTGATTGACGAAGCTGACTACATGAATCCTTCAAGTGTGCAACCGGCCTTGCGAAATTTGATGGAAGACTACAGTTCTACTGTTCGGTTCATATTGACCTGTAACTATCCCAACAAGGTCATTCCGCCCATCCACAGTCGTTGTCAGCAGTTCCATATTGTAAAAACTGACCTGACCGAATTCACTGCTCGTGTGGCCACAGTGCTGGTCACTGAATCTGTAGAATTTGATCTTGACACCTTGGACAGCTATGTTCGAGCCACTTATCCCGATTTGAGAAAATGTCTGAATCTAGTGCAACAAAACAGCCAAAGCGGCACATTGCCCGCACCCAATGTTGCAGATCGTTCAACAGCTGATTGGAAACTGGACTGTGTGCAGTTGTTCAAAGATGGTCGCACACGCGAAGCACGAACACTGATCTGTCAACAAAGTACACCCGAAGAAGCCGATGATGTGTTCCGTTGGATGTACGACAATCTGGATCTCTGGAGTCGAGACCCTGTCAAGCAAGATCAGGCCATTGTGATTATCCGTAATGGATTGGTCAATGTGCCCATGGTAGCCGATCAAGAAATCAATTTGAGTGCCACCATAACTGAATTAATCAATCTCTAATGCCCAATTTTCAGGTCTTGGAACCGGCAATCGATCCCAACAATCGGATCACGTTTTTGTTAGACTGGGAACTGACCATGAAGTGCAATCTTGATTGCAGCTATTGCACTTCTGATCTTTACGGTGGTCACGACAACAGCACCCAACATCCTGACAAAACTGCCTGTCTGCAGGCTTTGGATTTCATGTTTGAATATGTGGATCAATACATGCAGTACAAGCCCAAAGGCATACGCTATGTGGTATTGAATGTGTACGGTGGCGAAAGCCTACATCATCCTGACATAGTAGAAATATTGTCAACTGTGCGTACAAAGTACACGCCCTATGCAGATCGATGGCATCTGACAGTGACCACCACCACCAATGCCATAGTTCCCCATAAAAAGTTGTTGAAGATACTGCCCTACATTGATGAATTCACTGTGAGTTCGCATGTGGAAAGCACTGCCAAACAAAAACAACAGTTCAAAGAAAATTTAATCACCATACGCAATGCAAGAAAACGCCTCAAGTGCATAGTCATAATGCACAACGATCCGGTGCTGTTTCAGGAAGCCACTGAGTTTCTAGATTGGTTAAAGGACCATCAAATAGCAGCCTTGCCCAAACAGATTGATAATAGATCGGATAATCTTAGATCTTATAACGAAAAAAGTATAAAATGGTTTGACTCATTTTATCAAAGAAAAAGCTATAAGGCAATCAATCAATTCAACAAAGAAGACTATAAAGATCAAGATCTCAGCAAGATAGGACGGGCCTGTTGTGGCGGACGACAAACTTGCTTAGATCAGGATTATAAAACACGTGAATACTATGTGTTGGACAATCGATTCACTGATTGGTATTGCAGTGTGGATCAATTTTTTCTATTTGTCAAACAACTCACTGGAGAAGTGTTTGTCAACAAAGATTGCAAAATGACTTTCGATGGCACAGTGGGCCCGATTGGTACCCTGGATCACACGGACAAAATCATTGATCAATTACAACAACGTCTAGCCGCCGGACAGTCAGTAATACAGTGCAAAAAATCAACCTGTTTGTGTGGCCTTTGCGCTCCCAAGGCCCAGGATCTAGATACATATAAGTCAATTATGAAAAAATATCAGAAAGTTCCACAATCATGAGATACCTGTTGCTGACCTACTATACCAAACCAGACGGAAAAATCGACGAAGTCATGGCAGTGGCCAAACGTGTCAAACGCACAGATTGGCAAACAGCCAATGTGATTTTGGATTTTCGAGATCAACAGGTGCTGAAGGCCTCTGTGGCTGGTCAAGCCGCAGTCAAAGATTGGGACACTGTGGTTGCTTACTACTACAAGTATTACACAGCCATCATTGAGCGTTTGTTTGAAGAAAACGGACACAAAATGGCGGATGCCCCTGCAACCCCAACATGATTGACGCAATTTCGAGAATTCACATTGAGCCTACCAACATCTGCACATTGAAATGTGCCGGATGTTCTAGGACTAGATTTATTGAACAATGGCCGCAACATTGGAAAAATCACAGTTTAGATATTGATACAGTGCTGGAGTTTCTTGATATTGACCTTTGTGACAAGAAAATATTGTTGTGTGGCAATTACGGAGATCCTATATATCACCCAGATTTCATTGAATTTGTACACCGACTGAAACAGCGTGGTGCCACTTTGTCAATCATCACTAATGGCAGCCATCGAACACAGGAATGGTGGGAACAACTGGTTGGTAATTTGACCAACCAGGACCGAATACATTTTAGTGTTGATGGAACACCTGAGAATTTTACCCAATACAGAGTCAATGCCGATTGGGCTACGATCAAAACTGGTATGCAGGTAGTGGCCCAGTCAAGTTGTCAAAGCGTCTGGAAATATATTCCGTTTTCTTTCAATCAACACGACATTGATCGTGTGGAAAAATTGAGTCAAGAAATCGGAATTGATCAATTTCAACTGTATCCTAGCGATCGATTTGATGAAAAAACACAGTGGTTGGTGCCAGATTCCAACCTGTTGGGTGCTCGATATAGATCACAAACCGATTGGAAATCGGGCGACTCCCAGACCACTGTCAAGCCAAAATGCCAGGACGGTGCTGAACATTTTATCACGGCCGACGGCCATTACAGTTCTTGTTGCTACTTGGCCGACCATAGATTCTATTATAAAACACCGTTTGGTAAAAACAAAAAACAGTATGACATACAAAAACACACCCTGACCCAACTGTTGCAACAACCACCGACGGTGGAATTTTACCAAACACTGGATCAGCAACCGGGTTGTCAATACAACTGTCCTGCACTTTGAGCTTGACTCTGAATGAGTTTTGTTGTATAATACTGTTATGAAATCAAAATTCAAAAACTTAAACCGATTGATATTGACCGACTGCGACGGCGTGTGCCTGGACTGGGAATGGGCATTCAATGTCTGGATGCAAGAACACGGATTTGTTGAAGTTGAGGGCAGTAAATTCAGCTACGACATGGCCATACGCTACGGTGTTAGCCGAGAACAGATAGTGCGCCTGATCAAGGTATTCAACGAATCGGCCGCAATTGGATTCTTGCCAGCACAACGTGATGCCATGTTCTATATCAAACGCCTGCATGAAGAACACGGATTTAGATTTCACGCCATCACGTCATTGAGTCTGGATCCCAATGCACAGAAACTGCGCGAAATGAATCTGCGCAAACTGTTTGGTAAGACTGCATTTGAACGTGTGCTGTGCCTAGACACCGGAGCCCACAAAGATGAGGCCCTGGAAGAATACGAAGGTACTGGTTGCTGGTGGATCGAAGACAAACCAGAAAATGCCGAAGCCGGTTACCGTGCCGGACTGCGTTGTCTATTGATTGAACATGGTCACAACATGGATTATGTTCATCCGGGCATACAATTGGTAAAAAACTGGAAACACATTTACGAAATTGTGACAAAATGAAATCGGTCATACACAACTATTCGCGCCTGGCCGGCAAAACTGTGCAATGGGACACCAGTGACAGCCAGGACCAATATCTAAAAAATATTCAAGATTCCAAATTGAAACAGCAACTGGCCAGTCTGGGATGGTTAGATACTCAAATTGATTACTGTTACAACAGTCACGGATTTAGAACAGCAGAATTTGATCAGGCAGTTGATGTGGTGTGTTTTGGTTGCAGTTTTACCATGGGCACCGGAGTACAGCAATCACACACCTGGCCGGCGCAGTTACAAAACATCACCGGACTGTCAGTGGCCAATCTGGGCCACGCCGGCAGCAGCAATGACACTGCATTTAGATTTGCACAACACTATTTGCCGTTGTTGAAACCGCGTTATGCGGTGTGGTTGCAGACCGATATGCATCGCATCGAAGTACTGGACGATGCTATTCCACTCAGTATGAATATCTTGGCCAATGACACTCGCAATCCCTGTGCCAATGATTATTTTATCAAAACTTGGTTCAGTTCGTATTCCAATCAACAGTTGAACCTGCAGAAAAATACACGGGCATTTCAGCATTTGTGCGAATCGTTGGACATACAGTCATTGATTTTGACCAGGGCACAGGTGCCGTTGCGTGGGCCATTTCCTGAAGGCAATGCCAGAGATTTGACACATCCTGGCGTGAGTGAATATACACAATTGGCTCGGCAAGTGGCTGATAAACTTGCCGAGCTGGGCGATCACTAATCGGTGTAAAGTCGTAACACACTATCAATGATAGTGTGTCGCTGTATGTCTCGATTGTCTAATGAGCACACAGCTATTCCTTTTACACCCCCCTTCTCCAATCGAGTACAAAGGTCCATCAGTCCATTGTTGCCGCGATTGCGATCGGCCTGTTCTATGTCACCGGTGATTACTATTTTGCTGCCGGCTCCGATACGAGTCATCAGCATCTTGCACTGTGCCGGAGTGGCATTTTGCATTTCATCAGCAATGATAAACGCACCCTTAAAAGTTCTACCTCGCATGAAAGCCAAGGGTGCGATTTCGATGGTCTGTTCGGCTATCATGTTCAGGATGTTGGGCTGACGATAATACTCACGTAAAATGTCAGTCAACGGGCGTACCCAAGGATCCATTTTTTGATTGAGATCACCGGGTAAAAATCCGTGTTTTTCATCCTCCACACCCACTGCTGGGCGTGTCAATACTATTCTATCTACTGCTCCTTCTCTGAATGCTTGAACAGCAGCCAACATGGCCAGATAAGTTTTACCTGTGCCTGCAGGACCGGCTGTGATCACAATCGACTGGGTGTCATCTTGCAACGCCAACACAAGACGTTCTTGATTTCTTGTGCGTGGCACAATATCAATGGGTCTTTGCTTGATTGGCTTTACTTGATCAAATCGGATTGTGTTTTCTTGATGTGTCATAGATTGACGTTTTTGCGCTTTGGTTGCTCTTTGTCTACTCATCAATTCCTCATTGTGGTTAAGATAAAATCAACAGCTTGCGGCTGTCCATAATATTTACTGACCATCCACAATCAATTTAGTATGGGCTTTTAATGATTGCAAAACTGACTAAGTATTAGGCTAAGCTGCAAATTTCCAAACCAACTGTACTTGTTGTAATACCATAAATACCTGTATGAGTAAAACTATTGATCAAGCCATATTCAAAGATGGGAGCGACTATTGGCAAGTGTCCCAAAATATCCAGGATATCTATCTCAGTGAAGGTAGCTTGTTGACCCTGCTAGATTTTGAAAGAGTTTTGGACGAACTGGATCTGTATGCTTTCAAGAACTGGCAGATTGGTGAATTGGTAGCCGGACCCGACATCGGCAAGTACCGTGTGACCTGCATATTCATGTGGCCCGAAAAGCTCATGCCCGATCCCCGGGGTGGACGCAGACTGTTGCCGTTCGACTGCACAGTGCGCTACAAGAAAACGCAGATGAAAGTGCCAATCAAGATTGAAGATCCATCAGATTATCGTCCAGGCACAAAAAAAGCACGAATTGAAGAAAAGCCAGTGTGGCTGGTAGAAATAACCATGCCCAAAGATCTAATGAGTGATATACGCACCGGCTCTATGGAATTGGAAGATCAAGACATCGATCTGGAAGATCTGGACGATGCTTACGAACAGGATCTAGATCGAGACAGTTATCAAAATGAACAACAGGCCCAAAATGCACAACAATCTCTACAACAACCTGCTGTCTGAAAGCCTTAGCTTTAAGGACTTCGAAGGCCTAATGAAGTCTACTGTTCATGTGGACGAATTTAGCAGTAAAATGGGCGACGATGACGATGTAATTGTACTGAGCTTTTTTGTGCGCAATGCACAGGCCGCACGAGATCTCATGAGCTGGTTTGAAAAAGGCTATGATTTTGTGCTGGATGCTGATCGCAGTCCCGGCGAAATCAAACCCAATCGTTACCTGGTGTATGTGGAAATACGACGCAGAAGCACCGCCGCCGGGCATGTGGCACAGTTGTTGGATGATCTCAATACCTTGACCGAGTTTGAAAACAGCGCGGACTGGACCATGCACTATCGTGATCAAGACATGCCATTTTCAATAGAAAAATTTGAAGAAATGGTGCCGCTGAGTCCGCGAGCCTATCGCGAACTGCACGATCAAGATCTCAACGAAGTGCGTGTGGCAGCGGGGTTGCCGGTGGTCACCAGCTACGACAGTCGCGATCCTTTGTTGCAATCAATACAATCAGCCGCTGGCATACTGTAAAAATTTCAACAGCGGCATAATGTAGGTATATAATTACCTATGCAATTAAAAAGTTTTGGATGCAGTTTTATCTTTGGATCAGATCTGCCAGATCAGGAAGATCAAACCCCCAGTCAACTGACCTGGCCTGCACTGTTGGCTCAACACTGTGGCTACGACTACAAATGTTGCGCCATGGGCGGTATTGGCAATTTACAAATTTTAGAACGTGTTCTAAATCAGATTGCCGGCGACAGAGATTACAGTTCAGATTTTTTTGTAATATCCTGGACCTGGATTGACCGATTTGATTATCATGCTCCTGACACAGCGGCCGAGAATATTACCGAGTGGCGCTGGTCAGTGGTCAGACCCAGTGACACCGATCGTGTGTCTAAAAATTACTACAGAGATTTGCATTCAGAGTATCGAGATAAACTCAGCAGTTTGAGTTACATGAAATTGGTCATAGACGCCCTGAATCAAAAAGGCATCCGGTTCATCATGACCTACCTGGATCCACTGTTGTTTGGTCAAGACTGGAATGTTACCCCGGCTGTACTGTATCTACAGTCATATGTAAAACCCTACATGACCCTGTTCGACGGAGAAACTTTTTTAGAATGGAGTCGCAGTCACGGCCATGCAGAATCAACTGCTTGGCATCCGTTGACCGCTGCACATACCGCAGCGGCCGACCACATGATCAAAGTTTTTGATACACAAAATACAAACGATTGTTAGTGTCTTTTTTAAACTCCAACAGTTTTAGATTGTATTTTTCAGCAAACTCTGCCACAATTTCAAAACTCCAAGGAAAAATATCCACATAAGGACCAGACTTGTGTGGAATACCCGGGTTGGCCCTGAGATAAAACATTCCGCCAGTTTCCAACAAATCCACACAGTGTTGCATGCGAGCTTCAATTTCATCGCGACTGTTGAAGTTGATAGACCCCAGTGCTAGAATAACATCGTATTTTTGTCGAACTCGATATTCCAAAATATCAATTTGAAAATCTGCACAGTCGTTGTAGGGATCAATGCCCACTAGATTTTGTATGCGGCCTTTGAACGGATGATAACCACAGCCTACATCTAGCACATGTCTAGGGTTCAGTTTGTTGACGTCGTCAACCAATTGCCATCCGGTATGTGTGTAGTCATCGGTACGCGGTTTCCACATTTCTCCAAAAAATCGCAAAATATAACGTTCGCTCAGGGCATCAACAATGTTGCTCAGGGTGCCGTCAAAATTGCAATCCTCTAATACCAGTTCGGCTTCTATAGTATCTTTGAATTTGCGGTAACGAGCCGGAGTCCACGGCAGTTGATCTACCACAGTGTCTGCAGCAATCACAGTATTTTTGTATTTGGGCAAGCTGAAAATTGTTTCTAAATTTTTGCTAATCAAGTTAAAAATTTTGGTATTCATGTTGGTTTTTTCCGTTCTAGGTAAATAAATTTACAACAGAGGCAAAAATTTTTGTGCTGTTGTGATTTTTCATTAAATATATTTAAGGAGATACTAATGAACTCAAAAGATTTTGTAGCCAAGATCGTGGCCGACAATCAAGCACTGTTCCAAGCAAGCCAGCACAATGTGAAGGCCTACTTTGACAGCAAGCCTGCTCAAGAAGAGTTGGTGGAGCACTTCATTGGCCGTATGGTCAACGAACGCATGAACATGGTTGAAATCAGCCAAGCCATTGCGCAAATGCCTGCCGATGCAGATCCTGTAGAATTGCAGTTGTTGACTCAGCAAGCCGCTGACGAAGCTGTGCATTTCCGCATGGTAAAAGAAGTGATCGAACACATCACTGGCCAACCTGTTGACGTTGAAGCCGCTATTGCTCGTGAAGCTGCCAAGCCCACAGCCAAAGGTGCAGGCCTGTTGGCCAAGTACGACGCCGAAACTGATCCTGTTGCCCTGGCAGCATATCAGTTGGTTGCTGAAGGTCGTGCTGAAGCTGTGTGGAACACCATGGCTGAATGCATTGAAGACGAGTTCATCAGCAAGAGCTATGCCAAGATTGCCAAGGACGAAGGTTTCCACGCCAAGATTGGTGCTCGCAAGCTGGAGCAATTGGTCACTGATGCTGAAGTTGCTGCCAAAGTTGAAACTTTGGTTTCTGCTATGCGTAAAGACTTGTATGAAATTTCATGCAAAAACACAGTGGCTGCCGAATCTGGCAAGGCATTGGTGGCAGACGCCTACGGTTGGTAATTTGAACATAGGTCTCTCACAAAGAGTTCTATATTATCGAGGACGAGCGTATGATTCGATCGAGCATGGATGGTATTCATACTTGAAAGAACATACGCTGTTTTTTGTCCCAAATAGAACAGATCAAGATTTCCCAGCCATAGCCGACCAACTGGACAGTTTCATCATCACCGGCGGCGACGACAGCACAATAAGAAGAACAACAGAATTGAAATTGGCGCAACAAATGATGTTGCAAAAAAAGCCAGTGATAGGCATTTGCCATGGGTGCTTTTTGTTGGTTGATGTTTTGGGGGGACAAGTTACCGAAATTGACAATCATCAAGATATGGAACATAGAGTTTGGTATTTTGGAGAATCACAACAGGTCAATAGTTATCACAATTTATGTGTAAAGCAATTGCACCGTGGCGCTACTGAATTGGCAGTGGATGATCAAGGGCATTGCGAAGCCTGGATTGATGGCATCATGGCCGGCGTAGTATGGCATCCTGAGCGTATGAAACAACCCTGGTTGCCCGATGAAATTGAAGCACTGTTGTTCAAGGAATTAACATGAAAAAAAACATAAAAATTGTCTATCAACCCGGGTTTGGTGGGCACTTTTTAACTTTGTTGTTTTCGCTTGACCCTAGTGTTTCTCCACACATTATAGACACTGATGACATCAACAAAAGGTTAGAATATTACAATTTTAATCATCATAAAAAATTTGAATCCTGGGGGAAATTTCACAGCTATCATGGCCGTGCAATCAGACGAAACAGTGACCAAACATGCATAACTTATGTGCATCCGCATGAATTTGTTTACGCCCCCGATGTTAGTTATTTCATAGTTGATTTATCATATGACAGTTTTTCTAATTACTGGTTAATGGGCACCAAAGAGAATTGGGGAGGTTTTCCTTCGCTGCGTATAGGTGAATTTGAACGTGAGCAAATGATCAAAGAAACATACAACATGTGTTCAATATCAATAGACTTGTTCTTGGACCAGTCCCAATGGAAAACCGAGTATATTAAAATTAGCGAATTGATGAGTGTGCCCATACATCTAGAACAGGCCGAAGTATTATACAACTCTTGGTATCAGGTTCGTGTGCTACCGTTGAAAAACGACTTCTATCAATTGTCCCATGCACAACAACACAGCTATTTGGAAAAAAGAAAACAATTAGAAAACAGAATTACTTGAGAATTTTAATTTTAACCTTGGAGAAACAAAATGAAAAAATTAATTGCATTATTGCTCATAATTGCTTGTTCAGTGGCACAGGCGTGGACCCCCACAAAACCCATCACTGTGGTTGTGCCCAATGCACCCGGTGCAGGTAATGAACTTGCATTTAGAATACTGGCCGCACAGGTCGAAGGAAAAACCGGAGCCACATTTGCGTACGATTATCGACCCGGTGCTGTTGATGTTGTTGCTATGAATTACTTCAACACCTTGCCCGGCGATGGGTACCATGTGGCAACCCCCAGTTGTCAAAGCACGTATGTGTCTGCTGAGGTATGGTATGCAAACAGTGTGCGATTTAATCCCATGGATTTTGTTCCGGTCGCCAACCTGGGCAAAAGCCCCCTGGGGTTCTTTGCTAGAACAACTTCTGATGTAGACACTCCAGAAAAATTAATTGCCGAAGTCAAGTCGGGCCAACGCCCGTTGAACTTTGCTGTGGGCGGTGCTGCACACAGACTGGCTGTGGAGTACCTGGCGGCCAAAGTCCACCCCACAACCGACAGTGTGCAGACCGTGATGTACAAAGGTCCTGCACAGGCCATGAACGATGTGCTGGCCGGACATGTGGAGTTTGGAGTATTTCCGGTCGCAGTGGCTGCTCCGTTGATCAAGTCAGGCCGACTCAAACTGATTGGAATAACAGGAGAACATCCAGTGCCTGGCCTGGAAAAATTCAAATTGATCAAGGACTACATTCCCAATTTGAATGTGTATGCCTGTTGGAACTTGATCCTGCCCAAAGATACTCCTCAAGACGTACAAGACTGGTACCACAATGTTTTTGTTCCTGCGCTGAATTCAAAAGAAACACAGGCCAGACATCGTGAGCAATTCATATTCATCAGCACTAATGAACAGACACCGCAAGGAGTACGGGCAGCCATGTACCGACTACGTGAACAATGGCAACCATTTGCTAGAAAGATTCGACCTGAATGATCATTGATATACCTGATGATCCTACTGGCATAATTCCTATCATTTTTTCCAGCGGTGCCTATGGGCATTTTGTACGTTGGTGCATTATGTATTTTTCTGGACAGGTGCAAGGTGTTCCTTTTTTGAATGATGGCAGCAGTCATCGCTCGGGTGTCGAAGTTGGACTAAGAGAACACGCCACAAACCTGCGATTGTTTCATCCCAAAGGACCTGGCGACAACACACAAGGCCAGGTGTTGCACCAGAGACTGGACGCATTTGTTGATACCTACAGCAAAGGAATTTTGTTGTACGGCAATTACAACCGGTTTCTGCTGATCATGAATAACAAAATTGAAAAAATAGTGCCATCGTTGCAATCCTGGATCAATGATTTGGTACAACAAATGCCAGAAATGGCCGGTAATTTGAAAGAGTGGCAGGTGGAAAATTTGAGCCAAATGTCGCCCTGGCAAATTAGAGAATTTCTGTCTTATTTTATTTGGACTCAGCATGCATCCGAATGTGAAATAGATACCATCGTGGATTATCATGATCCCAGACTGATCAAAATTGACGTGGATCAACTGATCAATCACTTTCAACCCACTGTAGAACAACTGCTGGATTTTTGTGGCCTGACCAAGACCAGAGACAACTTTGAAGAAATTTATCAAGCCTGGTACAGACTGCAAAAACATATCAACAAAGATCAACTGGTTGACTCCATAATCAACAGTGTGATCAACAATGTTGAGCTGACCTGGGCTGACAAAAATCTATCACTGATTGACGAAGCAGTCATACAAATGAAATTGAGAGATCAGCATCAACTTGATTTGCAGTGTTACGGTCTTGACCAATTTCCGTCCAACACCGGAGATCTTAAAAAATTATTAATTGAATTGGAAACGGAATGAAATATATTTTTGTAGCCGGTGCTCCGGGCTCAAAATGGAGCTCGGTCAGCAAGAACATCTACTACAGTGCCGACATTGATTGCAGTGACTATTCCGAAGCTCGTACCTATTGGCACGATGCGCCGGGACAGTTGGAGCTCATGCACCTGGGCGCTTATTTTGATCCAGGCATGGAATTTGATCTGCCGGAACATCTGGGCAGCCTGACCAAACAACAAGCAGAAGAACAGTTTGATGCACCGTTTGACGGCACCGGCATTCGCATAATCAAAAGCCACATTTTCAGTTACACCAACAACATTGAATATTTGCGTGAATTATGGCCCGACTGTCCCATAGTGTTGATACACCGCGGTGATGATGCTTGCCTGGGTTGGTGGGTCAAGTGCGGACATTTCAACATTACCTACCCGGACTACCATAAGTATTATCAAGATTTGCGCAACATGGCCACTATGATAAAAAATCAAAATGCCGGCATCCTGTCTGCGTGGAATCAGTATCCAGACACAGAGGTCTACAACAATCTACAACTGTGTTCGGCCCTGAGCATATCTGTGCCACCAGTTGACTATTGGCAAGATTACAAAATTTCAGACGTAAGGGTAAAGGTAATATGAGTGAAACAAAATCCAGCAGCTGGGACCGATTGCGAGCAGTCAGCACTTATCATTTTGATCCTGCTCGTGTAGATGCTCGCAACGATGTGATCATTTCTCTAGGGCATATCACGCCCAACTGGGATGACGAATTGCAACAGATCCTGGCCGAATCACAACCGGCCACTTGGGAAACACGCGGCTTCAAAGGCGAAGGTGCATTTATCCCTAAACCCGAGTTGGCCGAAGAAGAATACGATCTAGAACGTGTGGGCGTTGATCCCAAAATGGTCATTACTGATTTGACCTGGCGTCTGGGACCTCGATTGCAGGCAGTGAGCGATTCTTTTGGCCTTGATGATTGCATGAATCGCATACATGTGCAACGTCCAGGACAACTGTGGAATCTGCACATTGACAAGCTGTACAAATGGGCGCCTGAGTCGCCTGAACAAGTCATGCGAATTTTCGTTCAACTGACCGACTGGCAACCAGGACAGTTTTGGGAATACGGCAACCATCACTGGAACCAATGGCGTGCCGGCAGTGTGACCACGTTTGACTGGCGCAACATTCCGCATTGCACTGCCAATGCGGGATTCCATCCCCGAGTCACCCTACAGATCACCGGTATTCAAACAGCCAAAACACATGACTTTTTGGCACATTTGCCACCATGAAACGCATCTTGATCATGGGCTTGCCCGGTGCTGGTAAAACCACTCTGGCAAAAAAACTCAAAGATCAACTGCAACAAACAGGGCAAACAGTCAAGTGGCTTAATGCTGACCAAGTTAGAGGTCTGTACAATGATTGGGATTTTACCGAAACTGGACGACTACGTCAGGCTCAGCGCATGCGAGAACTGGCCGACAAATTTGTAACTGATTATGTGATTGCGGATTTTGTGGCACCGTTGTCACAAATGCGTGATGCCTATTCGGCCCACTACACCATTTGGATGGACACCATTCAGGCCGGAAGATTTGAAGACACCAATCAACTGTTTATGCCGCCACAACAGTACCATCTGCGCATCACGGATTTTTCATATCAAATTGACCTTATTGTAAAAGCACTGTGTTAAGTTCAAATTGTGCCAACTAAATACTGGCATGTGGATTTTACATTTTTTACCCGAAACACTGATACTGTCTATTTGTAATGTTGTGCTATTTGCTGGCATTTTCTTAACTGTGGCAGCATTTTTTATCAAAAGCATTCCTGTTATCAATCAATACCGTTTGCCGTTCCAGGTGCTGGGCATTGCACTGCTGGTTGCGGGCGTGTACTGGCGCGGTGGCTATGCAATCGAAATGGAGTGGCGTGAGCGTGTGGCCGAAATGGAACAGAAAGTTTCAGAAGCCGAAGCGGCCAGCCTGGAAGCCAACAAAAATATCAAAACCAAAATTGTGATACGTACACAAGTGGTGCGAACACGCGGTGAGGACATTGTGAAGTATGTTGACCGTGAAGTGGTGCCGTTCAACAACAAATTTGCACCTGGTGGACCGTGCGAAATTCCTAAGGAATTTTTCAAAGCCATCAACACTGCATCAGAGAGTCCAAAATGAGAACAGCACTGTTATCATTGTTATTGGCCGGTTGTAGTACCGTGGTGCCGGTCACCATGTCGTTTCCTGAAGCACCCAGCGATGCGGCCCTGGCACGATGTCCACAACTGCAAAAGATTGCCGACAATGCTCAGTTGAGTGACATTTCAAAAATCATTGTTGCCAACTACGGTACTTACTATGAATGCGCTGTAAAAACAGATGCCTGGATTGAATGGTATCAAAAACAACAACAGATATTCAACAACATCAAATAAGGAGCCCCATGGAACTGACCCTACAACAATTAAAACAAATGGTGCCAGGCATAACCTATGCTGAACACTGGCTGGAAGCCTTGGATCAACTGCTGCCAGACTATGAAATCAACACACCACATCGTGTTGCTGCCTTCATTGCACAGTGCGCACACGAGTCAGGCGGGTTTTGTTTCATCAAAGAAAACTTGAACTACAAAGCAGAGAGCTTGAGAAAAGTTTTCCCCAAGTATTTCCCCACCGACGAATTGGCACAGGCCTACGCCAAAAAGCCTGAAATGATTGCCAACCGAGTTTATGCCAACAGAATGGGCAACGGAGACGAACACTCTGGTGATGGCTACAGATATTGTGGTCGTGGACTTATACAGTTAACTGGTAAGAGCAACTATGAAAACTTTGCTGCCAGTTTAGAAATTTCATCCGAAGAAGCCGCCGAATACCTGGCCACATTTGAAGGCGCCGCACAAAGTGCCTGCTGGTTTTGGGAAAGCAACAACTTGAATGTGGAAGCTGATGACGGCGACATCAAGAAAATGACCAAGAAAATAAATGGGGGATATATCGGATTAGAGGATCGTATCCGGCATTACGAACACGCATTACACATCATGGGAGCATAAAATGGCCAACGAACAAGCACAACCAAAACCACTGTCACGTTCAGAACGTGAAGCACAGATCAAAGACAAAGCCGGACTTGTGATTGTGATCATGGCCCTGTTCATGGCCATTACCACATACTTTTCAAACAATTACTCAGGTGCTGTATTAAAAAACACACTCAAGGCCACAGACACTTATGCGTTCTATCAAAGCAAAAGTATCAAACAAAGCATTGCTGAGGGACAGTTGCAAGACACACGTGATCCTCGACGCCGAACAGAGTTGCAGGCCCGGATTGAACGCTACGAGTCAGACCCTGTCAAAGGCGAAGGCAAGAAAGAGTTATTGGCTCGAGCACAGGCCTACGAAGCCGCACGTGATGAAGCCACACGTCATAGTCCATGGTTGACATTTGCGTCAATGGCATTTCAACTGGCCATTGTGCTGTTGAGTGCAAGTATTTTGGCAGTGAACAACCGAATGTATCGAATCAGCGAAGTAGTGGCTGTGATTGGCACAGTGCTGTTGAGCCAAGGCATTTGGTTGTGGTTCTAACACCCACTTAATTTCTCCATAAGATCTGTTAAATAACTTGAGCCACCAGCGTAGTGGCGTGAGTGATAATAATGGATCCACTAACACTGTTTGCTTTGGCCAACACGGCTGTTGCTGCCGTGAAAAAAGGATGTCAACTGTACAAGGACATCAAATCAGCAGCGGGCGATGTAAAAGGTGTACTTCAAGATCTTGACGATCAGTTTCACAAAAAATACGACGGCAAGCCACCTCCACCAGCGGCTGTAAAACAACTCAACGAAGAAAAAGCTCGCGTAACTGAACTCAACAAACGCAGTGAAGACAGCACCAACATCTATACAGAAATTGGTGACGGCCTGGGCGCTTACTACGACAACTATTTCAAATGTTTGGCAGTGTTAGAAGACGAAGAGAAACGATCAAAAACTGAATTGTACAGTGGTGGCGATAGTTTAGCCAAACGTGCCCTAAAACGTGTGCTGATGCGTAAGCAATTAGAACAAATGGGCAAGGAACTGCGCGAGCTCATGATCTATCAAAGCCCACCTGAACTGGGTGCGTTGTTCACTGAAGTAGAATCAATGACCAAAGAGATGGGTAAAGAACAAAAAGTGCTCATGGCACGTGAATTGGAACGAGCCCACCGCAAGCGTCAACGCATGCAGAAATATCAGTTTGAAATTGCCGCGGGCATTGGTGCTATCATAGTAATGTTTGTGATAATGGGCGTGTTCATGTACATTGCCTATGATACACAACAGCGATGGGGCAACCCAACTCAGTATAGAGACACACTGGCAGCAGTGCAAAAACAAGAGTGGTTTGAACGCCAACGTAGAATTCAAGAGTATCAAGAGTTCCTGGAACAACGTCGTCGGGTGGAACACGATGAATCCAGTCGCTAAGACCTTGTTGTTGATCTTGGGCACAATACTGGCTGTGTTTGCAGTACCTGCTGTGCTGATTGTGTTTCATGTGTATTTGAATGCGTTCTTTGCCATTGTGTTGTTTGTGACTTGTTTTGTGTTGTTTGGATATTACAGCTACCACGAATTTTTGCCTGAGATTCAACAGGCACAGCGGGAAGAAGAACAAATAATGCATCGTTTTAATGGCAACAAAGACAAAATCCGATACTACAAGGGATTTAAAAAACACTTTGATGGAGAGCTGGATTTACCAGAATTGGAAAAATGGTTTGAACACCATCCTCATAATGATTAGCGACGAGTCACAAACCACACAGCACTCAACACTATGGCAGAGATAACTAGAAACATGCCAAACACTGATACAAGAAACAGCCAAGGACGTTTTACGTCAGCAAGATATTCATACAGTTGATCAATGATAGATTGGGCCATGCTATTATTTAAAATAATGTTGTCTAAATATTACACAGCAGTTATCTTTGTTCGGTAACCATAAATATTCTTAAAGGAACCCACTATGGCAGAACAACAACAACCAGAAAAGAAAGACGAAGATTGGATGCAGAAGAAATGGCGTCCAGCCATGGGATGGATGTACATGGGAGTGTGTATATTTGACTTTGTGGTTGCACCAGTGTTATGGAGCACAGCACAAGCCATATTCCACGGTGGGGTAAATGTGCAATGGCAACCCCTCACACTACAAGGTGCAGGTCTATTCCACATCAGCATGGGTGCTGTGTTGGGTATTGCTGCATTTGGTCGCACACAAGAAAAACTAGCAGGAGCAAACAATGGCGGAATCCAATTACCATCAGGCGTCGGTACAACATATACGCCGCCGGCACCAATACAACAGCCCGCAGCCAGCGGTTTTAGTAC